CCGTAAAGAAAGATTCACAGATGAAGACACTCAAGCCGCAGGTGCCTACGTTGCTACGCCCAAAAAAGGAATCCACGAATACATTGGTAGTATCGACATCAACTCGCTCTATCCCTCGGCTATTCGTGCGCTCAATATGGGACCGGAAACAATTATTGGTCAACTCCGACCAGTAATGACTGACCACTACATCAAAGAAAAGATGCAGGGTGGATCAAGTTTTGCTGGTGCATGGGAAGGATTGTTTGGATCATTAGAATACGAATCAGTACTGGAGCGTCAACGAGGAACTGAAATCACCATTGACTGGAAAGATGGATCATCAACTGTGCACAGTGCAGCCGAAGTCTGGCCAATGATATTTGACAGCAACCAACCCTGGATGCTGAGTGCCAACGGTACAATTTTCACCTATGAGAAAGAAGGAGTGATTCCTGGCTTGCTCAAACGTTGGTATGCAGAACGCAAAGAGATGCAGGCCAAGCTCAAAGAGTGTATCAACTCTGGGGACAAGGTTGCTGAAGAGTACTGGGACAAGCGTCAGTTGGTCAAGAAGATTAACTTGAACAGTTTGTATGGTGCTATTCTTAACCCACATTGTCGCTTCTATGACAAACGTATTGGACAGTCAACTACACTAACAGGCCGAGCTATTGCCAAACACATGGATGCACACGTAAACGAATGCATTACTGGCAAATATGACCATACTGGCGAAAGTATCATTTATGGCGACACAGACTCTTGCTACTTCAGTGCATGGCCTGTACTCAAAGCCGAAGTTGAAGCTGGACGCATGGAATGGAGCAATGAAACTTGTATTGCATTGTATGATTCAATTGCTGACCAGGTCAACAACAGTTTTCCAGGGTTCATGGAGCAGGCGTTTCACTGCCCAAGAGAAATGGGCAGTGTGATCAAGGGTGGTCGTGAGGTGGTTGCCAGTAAAGGATTGTTTATTACCAAGAAGCGTTATGCGGTAATGATCATAGACAAAGAAGGCAAGCGCACTGATGTCAATGGCAAACCAGGCAAGGTCAAGGCCATGGGCTTGGACTTGAAGCGTAGTGATACTCCAAAAGTCATTCAAGAATTTCTAAGTGAGATTCTGAATGAAGTGTTGACTGGTGCCACAAGAAAAAGTATTATTGAAAAAATTCGAGATTTCAAATATATCTTTATGGAACGGCCGGCCTGGGAAAAAGGTTCTCCCAAGAGGGTTAACAACTTGACCAAGTACAGTGCCGCCGAGTCTGCTCAGGGCAAGACCAACATGCCCGGGCATGTTCGCGCAGGCATGAACTGGAACACACTTCGACGTATGAATTCTGACAATTACTCTATGTCAGTAGTTGATGGCATGAAAGTCATTGTGTGCAAGCTCAAGAGCAATCCCCTGGGCTGGTCGTCAATTGGATATCCCACTGACGAGATGCACTTGCCACAATGGTTTAAGGAATTGCCGTTTGATGATCTAGCCATGGAGGCAACTGTTGTGGACCAAAAGGTGGACAACTTGTTGGGTGTGCTGGACTGGGATCTAGCATCATCTACCAACACAGAAAACACATTTACATCATTGTTTAGTTTTAAATGAAACTCAGTCAGTTGGTATCCTATGTGAATCATCTTGACTCGTGGGATTCCGAGTCAGCAACAATCGCTCAAACTCAGCAACTTGCGCCAATAATGCATAGTGTGAACTCACATGAATTGCAATTTCCTGAGTTGACAAATCAGTTGAGTAGAAATTTTGCTAGTGTGCTAAACGAGATTGATTGTTTCAAATCCACAGTTGAATCAGTACGGTCTGCTGTTCAAGCACGTATTGACCTACAGGAAGGGGACTACTATACAAATAGTACGTTTTTGCACGACAGGGAAATGCGCAATGACAGTGTGGAATGGATTTTGAATCGACGACTTGTGCTGACTCAAGAAGCAACTGATTTCATATTGGCAAGGATTTTCAAGTATACTGATTGGCGTTACCCTGGCTTGATCATCAGGCCTGGCCTAGACGACTGGATAACACACTTGGTTGCACTGGATCCATTGTACCTAGTGGATCAAAATTTTGATCTAATGGCGCCAGCAACTTCAAGATTTGTAAACGAATACACTAGACGGCTAAGACGATATCTAGTGGACGAGTATAACGAACGAGAAAGCATGTTGCATGAGTTGCCTGATAACCAAATTGGGTTTATGCTGGTATATAACTATTTTAATTTCAAGCCCATTGAATTGATAGCGCAATACCTGTCCACATTGTTTACCAAGTTGCGGCCCGGTGGCTGCCTGGCAATGACCTTCAACAACTGTGACCGGGCAGCCGGGGTAGATCTAGCCGAGCGAAGTTTTGCTTGTTATACCCCCGAGTCTCGTGTTATGAACATAATTAATACTCTGGGATTTGTAGTTGCCCACAGATACGATATTGATGCGGCAGTTACCTGGATTGAATTACACAAGCCAGGTCAATTAACCAGCATCAAAGGTGGTCAAGCTCTAGCCAAAATCGTTGCTAGTAATTGAAATTGCCTATATACTATACTCATTACAGGAGAAAAATATGAGAGATCATTTGTTAGATTTAGTAGGTCACACACACGACCTGGGTTGCATTGGACTTATCAAAGTCACTGGCACAGCCGATACTACCGAAGTAGATGGCATGGCCGAAGACCGGTCAGTTGTGCTTCAGGCCAAGTACCATGTGCCAGTTGGTGACTTTGTTGGTATGTTTGGTATGCCAAACTTGGATAAATTAAAAATTCTTTTGAACATTCAAGAGTATCGAGAGAATGCCAACATCAGTGTTACTCGCCAGAGCCGTAACGGAGTTGATGTTCCGGTGGGATTGCAATTTGAGAACAAGGTTGGTGACTTTAAAAACGATTTCCGATTCATGACATCGGAAGTGGTTGCAGAGAAACTCAAAACTGCTGTGATGCGAGGTGTTAATTGGAACATTGAATTTGAGCCGACCAATGCCAGTATTCAGCGACTCAAGATGCAGGCGCAGGCCAATGCCGAAGAACCCAATTTCAAAGTTCGAGTGGAATCTGGCAATCTAAAGTTTAACTTTGGAGACCACAGCACACACGCTGGGGAGTTTGTGTTTCACCCAGGCGTTTCTGGCACGCTCAAGCATGTGTGGGCTTGGCCAGTTAAGCAAGTAATCAGCATACTTGATCTAGTTGGCGACAAGGTTATGCGCATTGCCGAAGATGGTGCTATGCAAATCACAGTGGATTCAGGACTAGCCGAATACACATACACTTTACCTGCACAAAGCAAGTGATTGAACAACACGATCTAACCGCAGCTCAAAAAGACTACGCAGTGTTTTTACCTGCGGTGTCGAGCTTTTATTCCACATATATAGGCAAACAAAGATTTGACCCATATATTCCTCCAACCAGGATGCCACAAGGCATTCCCGACATGGAACAACTGAATTGGCTTAATCCACAAAAAGGGCTGTTTCCTTACAAGTGGAGTTTGTACAGTGCAGGACATGCCAACTTAGATCTTACAAAACATAATCCCAAAGAGGACATGATTCGCAATCGTGACCCCAACAGTTTTATGATTGCCGATTCGGGTGGGTTCCAAATTGCCAAAGGTGTCTGGCCCGGCCGTTGGGCTGACCCCACTGACAAAGAAGCTGAGAAAAAGCGCAGAGCAGTGTTGGAGTGGCAGTGTGGTATTGCCACATATGGAATGACCATGGATATACCCACATGGACATGTACCAATCCAGAATGGGCGGCTGCGGCAGGTATCTACAGTTATGATGATGCAGTCAAGGCAACCAAATACAATAATGAATACTGGATGGCAAACCGTCATGGCAATGTTAAGATTCTAAATGTATTGCAAGGAGCCAATCATGCCGATGCCGACAACTGGTACGAGGTTATGAAAGACTATTGCAACGCTGACAAACATCAGCGACCATTTGACGGTTGGGGCATGGGTGGTCAGAACATGTGCGATGTTCATCTTGTGCTTCGTCGGCTGGTGTCATTGATACACGATGGCTTGTTGGAAAAAGGTCAACATGACTGGATGCACTTTTTGGGAACTAGTAAATTGGAATGGGCGGTGTTGCTAACTGACATCCAACGTGCTGTTAGACATTATCATAATCCCAATTTTACCATCAGCTTTGATTGTGCTAGTCCTTTCCTGGCCACTGCCAATGGACAATTGTATCACAGTATTGTGACCGAGAATCGTGACAAGTGGAGTTATCGCATGAGTTCCACTGTGGATGACAAAAAGTACTCGCTGGATAATCGATTGTTCGGTGATGCAGTAAGACAAGACAAGATACATAATAATTTTGAAGACAGTCCCATTTCCAGTCGGTTGAAAGTTTCAGATATCTGTGTCTACAAACCAGGTGACTTGAACAAGATTGGCAAAGAAGGCAAAACCAGTTGGGATAGTTTCAGTTATGCATTGCTTATGGGTCACAACGTGTGGACTCACATTGAAGCTGTGCAACGTGCCAATCGAGTGTACGATTCAGGTCAGGGTCCTGGCATGTTGATGCATCCACATGACAAATGGTATGACTTTAGAAGTGTGATTGAACGTGTGTTTGCTGCTCGCGACAGACAAAAGAGTCTGCAGATTATTGATGATCATGCCAGCATTTGGGAACGAGTGATTGGCACACGTGGGTACACTGGCAAACGAGCATTTAACTCACTCAGTATGTTTAACAACTTGTTTGACACTGGATCCACTGCCGAGGTTGACGCAGAAGAATCACTTGATGAAGGATTGCTTGATCAACTGGAAGGCAGTGTTTGACGTGAATCTTGTGTGCTATCCACACTATGCTGCCGGCGGGCTGGTTTGTAATATACTCAACAATCAGCCCAACACCAACATAACATCCGCAACGTTGTTGGGTCATGGCGAGCACGAACTATTCATTGGTGACAGCGATGATGTGTTTGATGAATACTCTGTGGAGGCGTTCAATAAAAAATACCAAGCATTGCTTGGCCGAGATAGTTTGCTGCCCTGGCAAGGCACGCACTGCCATCCCAAGTTATTGGATCAAGCCATGTTTGAGTCAATATTATCTATCACAACTGCTTCTATAAAAAGCAAACTCTATAGATGGATTCGTGTGTACAATTTATATTTTGCACAGAGATGGGCGCAATTGTCTCGGGCACAGCATGATGACAAAATGAGATCCACAGCAAAAAGTTATCTATTGCCATTTTACCAGTGCAATTATTCTAATGCTTTCAATCTAGAGTTTAGCGACATTGTGGAAAAAACTCCCAGGTTCACAAGACTATGCCGTCATCTAGCCGGCAACTGTGATTTGACCAAAGTTGACCAGTGGCTAGAACACAATAGTTTTTTAACCAATTTTACCAGCACCAAAGAATACGAATTCTTTATGCAGGCCGAGTACGAGATCAGCACCCAGCAGGCATATGAGTTCCAGTAATACAATTTACACTTTTGGTGATGGGTTTGCCCATGGGCATATCTGGCCTGAATGGCCGCAAATACTAGCGGCTCTGTTGCCCGATTATCAAATTGTAAATTGTTCTGGCATTGGTGCTGGTAATGAATTTATATTCAGTAATTTAGTAAATAAATTAATTCAAAACCCAACCGCCATTTATGTTGCACAATGGGCCGGCACAACCAGATTTGATAAACTTATTCAAGACTCTTCCTGGGATCCAGTTATTCAACAGGACCCAGCATATTCCAAGAATTTTCAAACCACAGATGGTAACACCTGGTGGTTATCAAGTGCAAGTCAACTGCCGCAAATACAAAAATATCACGCAGAGTACGTGCAAGTTGAGCAGGCTCAGTTAAGAACGTTTAACTACATTTGGACTGCAAATCAATTGCTCAAGCACACACAAAATTACATGTTTAGCAGTTATAGATTTCGGTTTCTCACTGATTCGCAACAGGCTCTCTGTCAACTGCACCCCGACATGACTTCGTTCTCCCAGTCACCGGAATTGGCCAAATTCCTTACCAAAGAAGTGCAGCCGCATCCAATTGTTCACTTGGAATGGATAAAGCAAATGCTTTTGCCCACCTTGCAAATCAACGTTGATCCAGAATGGCTTGACGTATTAACAAAAAGAATGTATAATCAAAACTGGATACCATATGACATTGATCGATCTAGCATATGGGCAAAAATTATTAACCCGTAAGGACCAGAATGATTAGAGAAAACCATGACGGTGTGAGATTTTTTACTGGGATCGAAATTGAGAAAACTCCAGCATTTAACAAACAGACTTTGTTTGTGGTAGGAGTTCAGCCTGTTGAAGAAATACAAGATTGGCTTGACGACTTTGCTTCATATGAAGACAAATCCAAACACGTTGAACACATTTATTTTGGTGCCAACATGAGTTTTCCCAAATACGACACCAATGCTCGTGGTTGGCTAGACTGGGAGAACATGATCAAGTCATTCTTGGATAAAGGTTATGTATGCACATTGGATATTGATTCTAGTTGTGTAGAGGGATTGTTAGAATCTGGATTGTGCGAGAACAACAACTTCATTCCCATGATTTCGGTCAAATTGCCCTATATACAACAGCTAGGATATAATGCTACAATCAAGCTAGACGACAAAGACTTTGATGCTACCAACCCTGGTGTCTGGTGTCACAGCGTACACGCACTAATGCGTCGATCAGTGTTTACTAAGTGGAATGAATATACCAAGGACGACCCACTTGCATAATAAGTATCATGTATTTACAAATTTTTAATACCTATCAAATATGAACCAAGCACTCAGAGAACAAGCAGAACGTATCAAACTCAAGGCCGAACGTAAAATTTGGGTTACCTTTCGAAAAGAAGGGATTCACAAATATCCGGCTGCATTAACTGACCCTACCCTTGCCACTGGAGATGAGTATGATGTAAGTTTTCTTGGATACCCACATAGACATATCTTTCACTTCCAAGTCTGGATTGATGTTTTACACAACGATCGAGATATCGAGTTCATCCAGTTCAAACGCTGGTTGGAAAATCTTTACAAAGATGCTGTGCTCACTCTAGACTTTAAAAGTTGCGAGATGATGGCAGATGACCTATATATACATATAGCAAGTCGATATCCCGACCGTGCCATATGGATTGAAGTTTCCGAAGACGGTGAGAACGGAGCTTTAATCAAGTATGAAACCCAACAAGCCAACCTCTCAGTTAAAATTTAATAAGGCAAATCAAATGGCCAAGATGACATTTACCCCCAATCCAAAAGTACACACTATTTTTGAGGATCTCGAACGTTACTGCGAGTTCTGTCAAGATTTTGGATATCGGTTTAACGAAAGCGATTTGTACAACTGGAAAAGCTATGCTTACCAGCAGTACAGCAAATTCGCACAAGGCAAATTTGCCAAAGACATGTGGATCGTAGATAGACGTCGTTGAAATGACACAACCAACGTTGCTAATTGTAGGCGACAGTTGGGGTTGCGGTGAATGGGACCACAACGGCGACCACCAACTGGTGCTCAATCATCCTGGCATGGAAGAGTACCTTGGCAAACATTTCAAGGTTGTGAATCTAAGCAGGGGGTATAGCAGTCACTGGCAGACTTGCTATGCTCTTTGGAACTACTTGGACACACGAGTAGATGATTCTGAACTTAAAATATTAGTCTTGCAGACCGACGCATTTCGTCCGTTACTGCATGAACGATACGATATTGATCTAGACAGCGTTTACTCGCAGTCAACAAGTTTGTTTCATTTGTACGAACAACTGATTGAACTGTTTTACATCAAGCTTGATGGTATTGCACAGCAGTTTGACACAGACATTTGGTTGTCGGGCGGTGTTACTGATTTACATACTGGAATTTTGCCAAGTTTTACCAAACTAGTTCCAGTTTGCACAAGTTGGATACAGTTGTTAGACCAACGACACGTGCCCAGCATCATTCCCTTGAGAATTGATCCAAACTTTTTCTCCACTGCCAAACAACACAACCGTTATGATCTTTGCAGACAAATTTCTGACTACAGCGATCAACATTTTCTGGGATTGCAAGAAATGCTAGAGACCAATCTGTTTGGACCCGCACACGGTGATTTTCACCCCAGTAGATTAGGACATCAAGTGTTTGCTAATCACATACTCAATCGTGTATAATACACAAATAAACTACCAAGGTACAACAATGAGAAAACTATATTACATGGGGCTTGAAAGTTACGAAGCCCGGTACACACTACAACTAACTGAATGGAATCGCCGAGTATTTGATCAGCGCGGCCTTGATGTGGTATATGTACCAGGCACTACACTAGACAATACAAAAGCAATCAGTGTGGGGCAAGTGCTGGACGCACATGGCCGCAGTTATTTTGGCATGAGTCAAATTATGAACTTGGTTCAATTGATGAAGAATGGAGAAGTTACAAATGAAGATGTTATCTACTTTGAAGACATGTTTCAACCCGGCATTGAATCCCTTCCTTACATATTTGATCAGATCCCTGCTAGTCAGCGTCCCCGTGTTTTTGTTAGGTGTCTTGCTCAGTCCATTGATCCTGATGACTTCGTACATGTATGGGGTATGGCAAAATGGATGGGACTTTACGAACAAATGGTTAATGAGTTCGTGGATGGGGTTCTCGCAACAAACGAAGAGATGGTTGCTCATATGCGCATTGCTGGATGGCGTGCTCCTATATATAATATTAGTGGCCTAGCATTTGGCAAGGAAGAAGTGTTAGAGCGTGTTGGTGGTGCAGGAAACATCCGACCATTTGATCAACGAACAATGCGTGTGGGATTTGCCGCAAGATTTGATCAAGAGAAACAACCTGATTTTTACATGGACTTGATTGAGATGTACCTTGCCCAAGGGTATCAGACACAAATAGAGTTTGCTATCTTCCAGGGCGGACCACTACGTAGTAATAATCCCAAGTATGTCAAACGTGCTAGGCAGTTAGAAGCTCAGGGCAAACTCAAAATCTACGAAAACCTAAAGAAAAATGATTACTATAATCTGCTTAATGATACTCGTGTGCTGTTTAATTGTGCCCTTCAAGATTGGGTTAGTAACACAGTTAGTGAAGCGGATACATTAGGATGTAATGTACTGTATCCTGCATATCGTAGTTTCCCCGAGACTTTTGCAAACGATCCCAACCGACTCTACATTCCTTGGAGCATAGATGATGCATGCACCAAACTTGACAACTTGCTAGCAGATCCTCATCACAATATGGGTCTTATTAGTGACTGGAACAACGGCACAATTGACCGTACAATCGACATAATGGAAACTGCTGGCACCATAGCCGAAGCTGGGCCTGGATGCAAGGCTACTAAATGGTATCGTGGTGGAAATAGATATCGCGACAGCGTTAGTGAAGCTAAGTATCATGTGAAAAGGATTGAAACTTGAAAATAGTTTATGTTACTGGATGTTTGGGATTTATTGGTGGTCACGTGACAAGGCAATGTCTTGAACGTGGCTGGCGTGTTATGGGCGTGGACAAAAAAACTTATGCTAGTAATTCAGATCTATTAGATGAGTTTGGTGCAAATCCAAACTTTAAATTTTTACAACAAGACATCAATGATCTTGAATTACTTTATGATTGCGATTATGTGATTAACACAGCTGCCGAATCTCATGTGGACAACAGCATCATGAGTAGCGATGTGTTTTTGAGAAGCAATATCAATGGGGTGCATCATCTACTTGAGTTGATTCGAGCAATGCCGCCTGTGCGCAGACCAATTTTTTTGCATTTTAGCACAGACGAAGTTTATGGAGATATTGTTGACGGTAGTCATACCGAGCAGGATATCTTAACACCAAGCAATCCGTACAGTGCCAGCAAGGCCGCAGCCGACATGTTGGTTTTGGCCTGGGCACGTACTCACAACATTCGCTATGTAATTGTTAGACCCACAAACAATTATGGTATTGGGCAATATGTGGAAAAACTAATTCCAAAATCAATTAAATTTTTGTCGTTGAATCGCAAAATTGATTTGCATGATAATGGAAACCCAAGTCGAGTATGGTTGCATGCCGGCGACACTGCCCGTGCTGTAATACACATCATTGACCAAGGTGTCACTGGTGAGATCTACAACATAAGCGGCAATGCTGAAATGCCAAATCGAGAAGTGATAAAAAAAATATTGTCTTACTATTTTGATGTCGATCATGACCATGACTGGGAATCTTTTGTTACTCCTAGTTCTAGACAAGGTCAGGACGTAAGATATGCCATCAATGATAGCAAATTAAAACAATTGGGTTGGACTGCAACTGCTGACTTTGATCAAGAATTAGCCCAAGTAGTTAAACACTACAGGAATAATTTTGTATGGTAAAAAATTATTTGGTATGTTCAGTGCGTCCTATATCAGAAAATTGGATGGGCAATGATAGTTCACAATTATATTTAGACTATCAAGAAATGTATCGTTTAAGACTAGCCAGTTTTCAACATTTTGTAAAAGAACCATTTGAAACAATACTGTGGACGGATCCTGCCACCAACGGCGATACTTGTGCATATCAAAATTGGTTAGATATTAAAGATTTGTGGCACCGAGAACCCTGCAATATATTTTGGGCAGGTGCCGACACACTTATGATACGGCCTACAGAATTGTTTTCTGACAGATTCCCCGAATACCGATTGTTTAATTATACTGATCCAAAAAGTCATAATGAGTGTATACACCATTTCAACGATGATATACAATATTATCCACATACCATGTTGGATCATGTATGGAAACTTGGAGAAGACTGGTTGGAACAAAGAGAAACTCACCCAGACCGTAATTGGGGATTTGATCAGTTAAGGCATAATGCTATGTTTTGGAACCAAGACATTGATGAGTCTGATCGATTACATCCAGAGATGGCCTATCAAGCAATGCGTTTAAGATCCTTGGATCAAAATGCAATAACCTGGCACAATGAATGGAACCGTATATCCATAAATCAGGCACACATATTGCATTTTCACGGCAGTCGCGGTAGTCAGGAAGTAATAAACATTATGAGAAAAATTTCTAATCAACTTGGGATTAAATTATGAAACAAATATTAGAAGATATTAAAAAATACATTGATGCTAAACACGCTGCCAAGACTTGGGTAGCCGGCAAGGACTTTGTAAACTATGCAGGTCCGCATTTTGACTCAGATGAATATGTAGCAGCCGCGGAAGCATTGTTAAACGGTTGGCTGGTAATGGGCAATAAAAGTCTACGATTTGAACAAAAATTTCCAAAAGAATTTGGTAAAACTCGTGGAGTGTTGACCAATTCGGGCAGTAGTGCTAACTTGCTTATGATGACAGCTATGAAGTCCAAGCGTGGACACAACTTTCCACCCGGCACCAAGGTATTGATGCCTATTGCTGGATTCCCAACAACACTTAATCCTACTATTCAAAACGGCTTCACGCCTGTGTTTTGTGATATTGAAATTGATACACTAAACATCGATCTAGATCACGCAGAACGTTTGCTCGCGGCAGATCCAGAAATTAAAATTATTACGTTTGCTCATGTACTAGGCAATCCGCCTAACATGGATCGAGTAATGGAACTGGTAAACCAGTACAATCTAATCTTATTGGAAGATTGTTGTGATGGACTTGGCACAACTTATGATGGCAAGCCGTTGGGTAGCTTTGGAGAAATGGCCAGCTGTAGTTTTTATCCAGCACACCACATGACCATGGGCGAAGGCGGTTTTGTTGCCATGAACGATCCACAGCAAGAGATTATTGTACGCAGTTTGCGTGAATGGGGACGTGGTTGCTATTGTGTAGGACCCGAGGCCAACAAGTTAAAATGTGGCACTTGTGGCAAGCGATTCAATGAATGGATTCCAGAAATGCCTGATCAGATTTTTGATCACAAGTATGTATACGACGAAATTGGTTACAATCTAAAGCCAATTGAACTACAAGCGGCAATGGGACTAGAGCAACTTAAAAAATTGCCAGAGATACATTCCTTGCGTCAACGCAACTACGATCTACTGTTTGCTATCTATAAAAAGTATGAAGAATTTTTTCACTTGCCACGTGCTAGAGATAAAGCCGATGTTAGTTGGTTTGCGTTTCCATTAACTATCCGTGAAGGTGCCCCGTTTACCCGCATGGACATTGTTGATTATTTGGAAGAAAATTTAATTCAAACACGTCCCTACTTTGCTGGTAATATCATGTTGCAACCTGCATACAGTCATTTAATGAATCCTGCAGATGCACGTGACAACTATCCTGTGGCCACATTTACTATGAAAAATACCTACTTCCATGGATGCAGTCCAGTTATCACTCCAGAGCAGATTGCCTACATTGGAGAAAAGGTTGACGGCTTTATGAGTTTGTACCTATGAAAAGTCTAAGCCAGGTAACGTCTAAGATTGATGGACAGCCAATGTTCAAATATCTAGACATGGCCAAGGTTTTAGAAGCCAAAGGCCGACATCTTATACACATGGAGATAGGTGAGCCAGACTTTGACACACCTAAGAATGTTACTTGGGCTGCTGTTCAATCTTTATCCAACGGGGAAACACACTACGGTAGTAGTTTTGGGTTACAAGAATTTAGAGAGGCTGTGCAGTTTGCCACAGAACGTAGCAGAGGATTTCGTCCTGATCTAGATCAAGTGTTGATTACTCCGGGTGCCAACATTGCCATCTACTATGCGGTATTCTGTTTGGTTGATCCTGGATGCGAAGTTATTGTGCCAGACCCCGGCTTCAGCACATATTACAGCAACATCAAAATGTGTGGTGCTGTTCCTGTACGGGTGCCACTTAAAGAAGAAAACGAATTCCGTATGAGTCCGGACGACATTGAAGCGGCTATCACAGACAAGACACGACTAATTATTATCAACAGTCCGCAAAATCCCACAGGCAGTGTGCTTACCACCGATGAAGTCAAACGCATTTATGAAATTGCCAAGAAGCATGATATCTACATTTACAGTGATGAGATTTATGCACGTATGAACTACGAACCAATTGGCTTTGCAAGTCCTAGCATTTACGATCATTGCAAGGAACATGTTATCCTTAGCAATGGTTTTAGTAAAGCATTTGCCATGACTGGTTGGAGATTGGGCACACTGATTGGACCTGCCAATATTATTGAACGCATAGCAGCCCTGCTACAAACCACTGCAAGTTGTGTCAGTACATTTGTTCAACGTGCTGGCATTGAAGCCATTCGCGGCAGTCAAGAAACAGTCACAAACATGATGGCAGAATATCGGGCACGTAGAGATCTGCTAGTTGACGGGCTCAATCGTGTTAAAGGATTCAAGTGCCTTAAGCCGGGCGGTGCATTTTATGTATTTCCTAACATCACGGCAACAGGATTATCAAGTGACCAAGTTGTTGAAAAGTTAATGGATGCTGGAGTAGTGACTTTGCCTGGGCATTGCTTTGGAGAACACGGCGAAGGCTATATTAGATTGTGTTATGCAACCAGTCGTGAAAACATTCAAGAAGGCCTGAATAGAATTTACAAAGCGTTAGGAACAAAATGAGAGTATGTGACTGGATAGCCGATTACTTAAAATCAATTGGCGTTGAACGTGTACACGGAATTATGGGTGGGGGAGCCAGCGGTCTTAATGACGGATTTATTAAGCAAGGTATGTCCTATATCTGCTATCATAACGAACAGGGCGCAGGGCATTCTGCAATTGGCGAAAGTAAATTTACAGGTAAACTTGCAGTGGTCAATCCTACAACAGGTTGCGCAGGTACCAACTGTGCAACATCGGTTTTAAATGCATGGCAAGACAGTGTACCTGTTTTGTTTCTGTCAGGCAATGTTAGATTGGCAACCTGTAGCGGATACATTAACAAAAAGAACAACATCAATGTTCGTAAGTATGGCATTCAAGAACACCATGTTGTTGACACCTACAAGACCATGACCAAATTGAGTTGCTTTGTTGACAATGTACAAGACGTAGCATACACAATACAATATGCAGTACACTTGGCAACAACAGGACGTCCCGGTCCTGTATGGATTGATATTCCAGGTGACATTCAAACAGCGCAGATGCCTGAGAATTACAGAGAATATGTTGCCACCGACTTGGCCGATACACTGTCAGACTACAACGGTGTAAAACAAGCCATTGCCCGGGCTGAACGACCCGTTGTGTTGGCAGGATACGGTATTCGTCAAAGCAATACTGTTGACCAGTTTGTTAAATTTATCGAACAATATCAAATTCCATATGTTAGCACCTATGGTGCAAGAGATTATACTACTGCCAACCATCCTCTAAGTATTGGAGCAGTTGGCATCAAAGGAAGTCGCGCCGGAAACTTTGCCATGCAAAATGCCGATTTACTTATTGTGTTGGGCAGTAGTTTAGGCGCTAGTGTTATTGGTTATGACCCTAAACAGTTTAGTCCAGACAGTTATAAGATTGTTGTCGACTTTGATATCAACGAGTTAAAGAAAGACATTGTTGAAGTTGATGAAAAATACAATGTTGATTTAGAAAAGTTTTTTAGGAGTTTGGCATGACAAGACAAGAATGGATTGAAAAATGCAATCACTGGAGGTCCAAATGGCCGGTAATGCAAGAAGAATATCGTCCAGCTGAAAATGATTTTCAGTTAAACATCTATGCCATACTTGATGCGATCAATCAGCATAGTTTAGCCGATGACATTTTAATGGGCGATGCTGGCAGCATTAGCTATGCAGGTCCTGTTGCATTAAATGCCAAACACGGACAAAGATTTATTTTTAGTCCTGCACAAGCAGATATGGGGTGGGCGTTACCTGCAGCCATTGGTGTAAGTATGGCTAGCAATCAACAGGTTATCAGTATCATCGGCGATGGTAGTTTTATGAGTAACATTCAAGAATTAGCAACAGTTAAACAACACGAGTTGAATATCAAGTTTGTTATTCTCAATAACAACGGTTACCTAAGTATTAAAAATACACAGACAAAATACTTTGAAGGAAGGGTGCATGGAACCAGTGCTGAAAGTGGCCTGTGGTTTCCTAGCTTTAAAAATATTGCGGTAGCATTTGGCATGCCTTGTGTGGATATCAGAACAAAAGAAGATCTGCGTCTTCATTTTCCCAATGCCCTTAAGGAAAAAGGCCCAGTCATTATAGACTGCCAATGTCTTGGCCAGCAAGAAATATTACCAGCCCAAGCATTAAAAAATGGAAAGCAAGCAGGCTTACACGATCTAACACCATTCCTGCCAGATGAAGTACTAGCACAGGAAATGATTGTTAGAATATAAAATATCATGCCAAATTCCTTATACCAAAAGATTCCAGGGCTAGAAAACTCAATTGAATTCAGAGACAATTCGCCCTACGACGAATTAAAAAATCTGTGGTGGCCTCGGTACGATCAAGGCATGTGGAATTACATGCATCAGTTTCGAATACTCCCAGAATTTTTTGATCAACTAATGACACATGTCACTGGCAATGCTATTGTAGTGCAAGCCGGCGGCAACTGTGGACAGTATGTAAGACAGTTCAGTCAACGATTTGATACTGTGTACACATTTGAGCCAGATCCAATAAATTTTTTATGTTTGACTTTGAATTGCGGTGCCAATGTAATAAAAACACAGGCCTGTGTAGGCAATGAAAGAAAATTTGTAAATCTAGACAGAAGGCATGATTCTGGCGCTATTCATGTAAGCGGTACGGGTAATATACCCACAGTGATCATTGATGACCTAAATTTGCCAGCCTGTGATTTGATACAATTAGACATTGAAGGCTATGAACTTTTTGCGTTGCAAGGCGCACAACGTACTATTGAAAAATATTATCCTCTACTTATGATAGAATGGTACGAGCCCTGGGCTCAAAGATACGGCACAAATAAAACCATGCTTGACAATTTTTTAAACAATGTAGGATACAGTAAAATTTTAAGTCACAAATCTGATATCGTTTACAAATATCAACCATGAAAACAGCACTGATTACCGGAGCCAATGGATTCATTGGTCACTACTTAGTAGAAGAATTTTTAAAAGATCACCGTGTGATCTGTGTGGTACGACCTGGTTCAACCAATATGGAACGTATCAATCACATGCTTGATCGTGTCACGGTAATCGAGCACGACATTAAAAATCCTTGTAAACACTTGCCAGCGGCAGATATTATATTACACGCTGGCGCTAATCCCAGTTCAGCCGACAGCTTGAGTGACCCCACTGCATCTGTCATGGACAATGTGTTGGGCACACTGAACTTGTTGGAACATGCCCGCCACACCGGAGTTGAAAGATTTGTGTATTACAGCAGTGCCGAAGTATTTGGACCTATACCCATTGGTCAAGACAGTCAGCCCAACGATGCCTACAACAGTAATAGTCCCTATGCGGCTGGCAAAGCAGCCGGTGAAGAACTGTGCATGGCCTATGCCAATTCATTCAATGTTCCTGCAAGTATCATACACATCAACAATACCTTTGGTCCACGTTGCCAGAGTAATCGGTTACCCGTGATCATTATACGCAAATTACTCAACAACGAAACTTTAGATATACATGTGGGCCCTGGCAAATTAGTTGGTGGTAGGCGTTGGTTCTATGCTGGAGATGTAGCCAGCCATACAAGATTTATTTTGAACACACAGACTGCTCGGTGTGAAAAATGGAACAGTGCCGGCCGGAAGTTTATAAACAATCTAGACTTTGCACAGTTGATTGCACAAGCCATGGGCAAAGAGTTGAAGTATCGCCTGGTGCCGATTGACCGACCTGGTCATGATTTATGTTTTTCTGTAGATCCCAGTAAACTGTATGATCTAGGTTGGACAGAGACAATGTCGTTTGAGCAACGATTGTTGCAGACTGTCAACTGGTATTTAGAAAACCCCAATTGGGTTTGACTTTTTTAAAATTATATTGTATAATTTAAAAATACACATCTAAGGAAATTATGACAAAAACAATTATTGTAACCGGGGCTTCTGGATTTATTGGTGGACAGACTGCATTGCAGTTGAAATCTGCAGGATATCATGTGGTGGGTATTGACCTTCAACCAGCCACGCCAGAACTAGCATCTGCATTTGATGAATTTTATCAAGGTAATTTTTCAAGCGATGTTGCATTGAATGTAATTTCCAATTATGACACCAGTGCAATAATTCATTGTGCCGGCACTAGCTTGGTTGGTCCCAGCATGCGTGACCCTGAACTGTATTATCAAAACAACTTTGTTAGAACAAAAATCTTGCTTGATTATATTATAGCAAACAAATTACAAAACAAAATTCGAGTGATATTTAGTAGTTCTGCGTCAGTGTATGGCGAGCCAATCATGACTCCCTGCCAAGAAGAAGATCCTCCCATGCCACTTAGCCCTTACGGTGACAGTAAACTCATGGTTGAGATGATGTTGAAGAGCTATCATCAAGCATATGGTCTAGATTTTGTAACTTTTAGATATTTTAATGCATGCGGCGCAGACCGCCTAGGCAGACATGGACAGAGGCCAAATGCCACACATATCATTGCAAGGGTGCTAGAAAGTGCTCGCAACAATGAACCCTTTGTGCTGTATGGCACATCATATCCCACACCCGATGGCACTTGTATAAGGGACTATGTGCACGTTGAAGATATTGCTAGAGCACACATCTTGGCAATTGATCGATCCATTCCAATTGATGCCTATAACCTTGGTAGCAACAATGGATCAAGCAACAGAGATATCATTGCACTGGCACGTGAGATTACCAACAAGGACATACAGGTAATTGAAGATCAGCCAAGGTCAGGAGATCCAGCTGAGCTTACTGCAAGTGCAGCCAAATTTAGTTTATTGGCCCAGGACTGGCGTCAACACAGTTTGCGTGACATGATTACGCATGCCTGGGCTTGGTATAATAAATGACTCAGCTGTACACCGGGCATATAGATCCAATCTGGGATCTTGAAGAAATATCCAAATTAGATTATTATTTTGACGGGTCTGGTGAATTTCAAGATCCTGTTGTGGTTGAAGATTGGCGAAATACTTTTGGTCGTGAATTTAAAGTTGGCATGAAAGTTGACCACAAACGCCGGCAACCAGATTGTCAATCGCAGATACTCGATGTATTACGTCAGCAGGGGTACAGCATACAACACGAAGGTTGTGCCTGGTTTAGAATGTTGCCCGGTGACATCATTCCCGAGCACTCAGACTCATACACACAATACTGCAAATTTCACGGGCTAGAGCAACAGGACGTTTCTCGTATCATTGTTTTTTTACAAGATTGGCAGCCAGGATTCTTGTTTGAAGCCGGCGGCAAAAGCTTTAGTCATTACCAAGCTGGAACATTTGTTTGTTGGCGTGCTGGTACATTGCACATGGCTGGTAATTTAAGTCGTGTGCCAAGATACACATTGCAAATCACAGGAATTATATCATGAAGGCAACATTGCCAAATTTAAAAACTCTACCCTATGGTGGTGCCAGTGCAGTTGAAGATCCTGCAATGTTGATTGACGTTGCAACCATGTTAAAAACTGCACCAGTTGACACTTGGTTAACTGATGTTGATATTCACAATAGGTTTGTTGATCAATATCGTTCCTGGATAACCAGCAGTAAGTTAAACAACTTGAAAGGTCTTGATTTGTTTCCAGTCATGGCTGCAAGTTTGGGCACCACAGAATCGTTTGACAAATTTTATCTAAAGAATCGCACACGTCGATTTAGATGTTTTCGCGGAGAGTACATGTACCATGCAGCAAGCTGGAGAAACTACTTTCCAGATTGGCGCTGGATTGAGGATGAGCCAATTGCTGAAAACGATGCTGTAGTAATCAGTGTGCCGTTTAGCGACACTGGCGATATTCACTCTCGCATGACAGAAGTGCTAATCGAATGCACACGTCTTGGTGTGCCGGTTCTTGCAGATGCTGCATTTTACGGCACATGCGGGGGTGTGACATTTGATTTTGATCATGATTGCATAACTGACATCACTTTCAGTCTGAGCAAAACATTCCCAGTTAGCCATGTGCGTGTGGGCATGCGGCTGACTCGAGAAGACGATGACGATAGTTTGCTTGTGCATCACAAAACCAAGTATATAAATCGACTTGGGTGCGGATTAGGTCTAGAATTGATTCGGCGCTGGGGACCTGATCATAACTACAAAACATGGCGCAAAACACAAGAGTTGTTGTGCACACAGTTGGGCATTACGCCCAGCCCCAGTGTGTTATTTGGCATAGACACAACTGGAAAATACTCCCAATACAATCGAGGGGGCACCACAAGTCGGTTGTGCTTGGCTAGATATTTGGCTAATGGAACTTTACCAAATGATTGACATTGACTTAATTACCAACAAGTACGATCCCAAAGACTACGCCATTGATTACAGTCATGGTGTGCCAGTGCCCTGGCTGTACTTTGATGACTTCTTGCCCAGGGAACTGCTGGAAGCTGTGCAACAAGACATAGAAAATATTCCCAAACATCTTTGGAGCAATTTTACTAGAAACGGCAGCAACATGAAGGAGTGTAACAACATGCGTTATTCTCCATTGATCCGAGATCTAGTGCTGAATCTAAATAGTGGAGAATTCCTGGGGTGGCTTGAAAACATCACTGGCATTAAAAAATTGATACCTGATCCTTTGCTGATTGGCGCTGGACTAATGCGATGCTACAACGGCGATAGCTTGAAACTGCACACCGACTTTAACTGGAATGAACAGTTGCACCTAAATCGTTCATTGAGTGCGATTCTGTACCTTGGCAAAGACTGGGATCCAACCTGGGGAGGTAATCTTGAATTTTGGGATTTTGATCGTACAAAATGCCTGCACCGCATTGAGCCGCGCCCCAATCGATTGTTGCTGTGGAACTATGACGAACGACTGGTCCATGGACATCCTAATCCAATCACATGCCCACCTGATGCTAGCCGTGACGGATTAAGACTGTTTTACTTTACTAGCAACGCCTCACCACTGAGCCCACCACATCGAAGCCTGTACTGGTTCGACGATGCTGGACCGCACGATCAAAAAGAAAACAAATAATGGAAAATTATAATACCAGTCAATTTTTACAAGTTCGGTATCCAAACGGCGCAGGTGGAAAATTTTTAATCACTAGTTTATTTCAGTTTGATCAAGTTGCACACTGGTGTCCAGATGTTCAAAACAAAAAACAAACACGGGATGATTGGTTTTTTAACCATGCATGGCCCATTGACATTAGACAGTGGGCATCTGAAGAGCCCAATCATCCCTGGGGCATAGGATTTTACAGTCGTCGCATGATGCGAAACAATGACCTGCCGGTTGATGAATTTAATTTGAGAACCAAACTTGAAGGCAGCGAATACTTTCATCAGTGCTGGAATCAAGGCCTGTTGATTGCAGATCACTGGCACAAACGATTTGTTCCAGCATTTTTTAGCAATGCCAAGTGGATAGAAATCTTGTTAGACAAACCAAGTCTGGAACCATACAAGCACTGTGTTAAGAGCAAATTGTATTTGCATAATCCAGAAAACAATGCTATAATATCAACATTGGATCACCCTGTGTATGCATGGGATACAAGAACACAAAACAATGCATTGAAATTTAATAATCAGTATGAGTTCAACGAGTTTAAAGACTATGATGATTTTTTCTACAACTATTTTCTAAAACAACATTGGGTGGCACCGTTTTTAAATGTTGAACCAGATCCAAGTTGTATACTAAGCATCACGTTTGCTGATCTTGTCAAGACTGATTCCTATGTGGCTGGTATGGAAAAATTAAGCAATTACTTTGGACAGCCAATTGACAAGGATCTGCTGAGAAAAATGCACAGTTTCTGGATAGCCAAAAGCAATCTAGGTGATCTAGTAGCATAAATACATTTGTCACACAAAGGTGACAACTTTTCAAAACTAACATCCGCTTAAGGAAGGATATCAAAAATGTCATACAACAAAACAAAATGCGACCCTGATTTGGGTCAACGTGTACACGAACACTTGGTCAAGTGTGGTGTTGAAACTCCAACATTTCAGCACAGTGTTGATCGCAAAGACAAGATCGACTTGATTGAAAAAGACTTCAAGCACATCATGGAAGTCTTGGGATTGGACTTGAACGACGATAGTCTAATGGATACACCCAAGCGTGTGGCCAAGATGTATGTGAATGAAATCTTCTGGGGACTTGACTACGAAGCGTTTCCCAAATGCACCACGGTAGACAACAAAATGAAGTACGACGAAATGGTAGTTGAACGCAATGTCAACGTGCAAAGCAATTGCGAACACCACTTTGTTGTGATCGACGGCTTGGCAACTGTGGGGTATATTCCCAAACAAAAAGTTCTTGGACTAAGCAAAATCAATCGCATAGTTGAATATTTCAGCAAGCGTCCACAAATTCAGGAACGCTTGACCGAGCAAGTGTATCATGCCTTGCAATACATTCTTGAGACAGACAATATCGGCGTTGTGATTGATGCACAACACTATTGTGTAAAATCGCGTGGTGTAGAAGACACAGGCTCAAGCACAGTCACAAGCAAATTAGGCGGCGTATTCAAAACTGATCACAGTGTTCGTAGCGAATTCATGAACATTGTCAATAGCTGCCGCTAAGGAGTAAGCATGACTGATCTAGAACAGGCGCAAGCAAACAAGATTGCACCATGGGATGATTATGTTGTTGAGCATAGTGACTTTCATGTGGCTGTGTTTCGTGATCGTTATCCTGTAACATCTGGGCACTTGTTGTTCGTTCCAAGATACAACACACCCAGCGTTGTGCTTGATGCATTTGATTCTGCTTATCGCCATGGTTGCACAATGGTAGCCAACAACGAATGTGACGCATTCAACATTGGATTTAACTGTGGTGTTGAAGCTGGACAAACAGTTATGTATCCGCACATACACCTGATGCCTAGACGCAAAGGCGATGTTGAAGATCCTGTGGGCGGCGTTCGGAATACCATACCGGGCAAGGGCAATTATAAAAAATGAACTTTTACTTGGTCACCAAGGATTCTTTGAAGAACAGAATGATGCCGGTACTTTGGTGCTCGGCTAAAACTTACTACGAAGAACACGGCAAACGGGTCAACGAGTGGACTTGGTCGGATCCTTGGTTGGCTAACGATTGCACTGTTGATGAAATTCTAGAAGTCTGCGCAGATGCACCACCCGACATATTGGGCTGTAGTGTGTATGTGTGGAACGTTGACTTCATGGAAGAACTTGCTCAACGAGTCAAACAACAATACCCCAATTGTCTGGTGGTGTTTGGTGGTCCACAAGTTGATATCAAGTACTCAGATGATTACTTTGTTAACAATCCCTGGGTTGATGTTGTTTGCCCCAGTGATGGGTACGGTGAAATCATTATCACAGCACTACTGGACCAACATCCAGTGGAGAACTTTAATAATATCCCGTATGTGTATTACACCAACCAACAACGCGAAAAGTTGTTCAGCACAACCGAAATTGAAAAACGATCATTTGTCTGGCCTAACAATATATTTAAAGCACAAGAATCCACACTTGAGCAACACCCAATAGATGTTGCCATCTACGAGACCACTCGTGGGTGCCCTTACAAATGTATCTACTGTGACTGGGGTGGTGGAACATACAGTAAAATTTCCAAGAAGCCTTTTACCACTGTGCTAGACGAGTGGGAGTGGATGGCTTCTCACAAGATCAAGAATATCAGTATAGCCGATGCCAATTTTGGAATTATGGAGATTGACTTGGCAATCACCGACCACATTGTGGACATGAAGCGCAAGTACGGTTATCCGGAAGGTGTTACCACAGAGTCTGCCAAGAATCATCTAGACCGTACAGTGAAAATTTATGAGAAATTTTTAGAAAACAAACTTGCATATTTTTATAAAATTGCAGTGCAAGCAGTTGATGAAAATATCAAGAACAACATTGAACGCATTGACATCCCGTTTGATGAGCAAATCAAGTCCTTGAATTATCTAAGAAACAAGTATAAAGATATTTCGGTCAAGATTGAAACCATCATAGGCATGCCGGGCGATAGTTACCAGCTGACTCTTGATCAGATTGATCGACATGCAGACAACAATATTCCTGTGTGCAAATCTGAAGTGTGGGCATTGCTACCAGAAGCTCCGGCGTACAGTCCTGAGATGCGAGAGAAATTTCAGCTAAAAACTGTTAAAAAATTGTTTTTGTCTACGCCGCTAATTTTGAAAAACAATGCATTGCCGGATCCCGGAGTCAATTACTTCCAAGAAACCAACAGCAATCGAGTTGAGTATGTGGTTGGCACTTACAGCTACAGCGTTGATGATTTTGTTGACATGTTCATTGTTAATGCACTGGCCAGTGCTGGTACTGCAACTGGTCTTGATCAACTGTGGAGTTATTTTTCACGTGAGCACAACATCAAAGCATCTGTGTTGGTTGACTTTATCTACAAGCGGTTTGTTCTCAATTATGAGAATTTCAAAACCAAAGATCTTGCTGCCAACTTTGGCAATGCAGTTACCACACTGAAAAGATTTGTGCACGAGCCCAATTTCCAACAAAGTGCAATTGATTACCATCCAGACTTTCCACTCTTGATGCCACCGCACACGTACATACCTTTTGTGATTGGACTAAATGCGCAGGAATTTTATCAAGAAATTTGCACAGCCATTGCAGATCAGTTTGGTGATGATCGTGTGATTGATTTAGGACACTACATTAGTCATCGATTGATGGATGTGGCGTATAATTTTGATCATGGTCGTGTGTTCAAAACCAAATATAATTGGCATGACTACTTTGTCAATGCCTCCAAATTAACAGCTGGAGACTACACGTATCAAACAAGCGATACTACCTTGATCATCAACCCACATAAAAATACCAGTGAGCTACCAAATTGGCACACTTACCCAAAAGATTCATTACAACAGAAAAAGCAATACTATTACCAGTCGGTCACACGAATGTATGTGAGCAGACTTAGTGAGCGTATAAACTTGCTCTAATAAATAATGATCCTACAGCGGTCTTTCTGGCATTCATCCCGCTTTACAAACTCTGCAAGCCTATGCTATAATTAACATAGGAGAAAAAGCATGTCAACATTAAATCCCGTAGTATACAAGTACACCAGCACCAAAGAGTACCACGACGCATTTCCGTGTGCGTACAGACAGTGGAGAGCCGATAGCCATTGCAACTTGATTCATGGCTATTCATTTAGTATGAAATTTTACTTTGGCACCAACAATCTAGACGTTCGCAATTGGGCAGCCGATTATGGTGGACTTAAAGAACTAAAGAAAACACTAGAAGACCAGTTTGATCATACACTTATTGTTGCCGCAGATGATCCCGAAATGGAAACATTTAAAATGTTGCAAGAGCGGAACATGGCAAAAATTGTAGTGTTGCCTAAGCTAGGTTGCGAAGGACTCAGTGACATGCTGTACAAGTATGTGAATGGTGTTTACATTCCCGAAATGTGGGGGCCAGGCGAAGCAGAGCGCCTTTGGTGCTATCGTGTGGAAGTGCGTGAGACACAAAGCAATATGGCTTTCCGTGAAGGTCATCGCGAATGGAATGAGAACCTATTTGAATGAGTAAAAATGTAGCAGTTATTGGTGCCGGTATTACCGGTATCACAACAGCATACTACTTGGCAAAAGCAGGACACAAGGTAACGGTTTACGAACAAGAACCTTGTCCTGCAATGCGAACTAGTTTTGCCAATGGCGGGCAAGTCAGTGTTAGCAACAGTGAAGTCTGGACCACATGGGGCAATGTCAAGAAGGGCATCCGGTGGATGTTCAAGAAGGATGCTCCGCTACTGATTCGACCTCGATTGGACTTTAAGCAGTGGAGATGGATTGCCAAGTTCTTGTATGCTACTGCAACAACACAGTACAAGAAGAACACTGGTGAAACAATCAAGATGGGACTAGAAGCTAGTAAGTTATACAAAGAAATTATGTATACCGAACACTTATCATTTGATCAATCTCCATCGGGTATTCTTCACTTCTACAAAGATGAAACATACTTCAAGGCTGCAAAACAAGCACAAGGTATCTATCGTAGGAACGGTTGTGAGTGGGACATAGTTAACTCACAGCAAGTCAAGGAACTAGAAAGCAAATTAGAACATGTCAAGGGCATTGTTGGTGGTGCATGGACATCAAGTGACTGGACTGGTGACATTCATAAATTCTGTATTGAACTTGAAAAAATCCTAAAAACCAAGTATGGTGTTACATTCAATTACAATTGGGAAATCAAACACATTGAGGATGTTTCATTCTATGACGCTGTGATTATTTCTAATGGGGTGGGCAGTCCAGCATTGGCAAAGACCGTGGGCGACACTATTGATGTTTATCCAGTTAAAGGTTATAGCATCACTATCAACAACGTAGATCGGAAACACTTGCCTGTTGTTAGTTTACTAGATGACCAGGCCAAGATTGTTACAAGTAGTTTGGGTAATCGGTTTCGAGTTGCGGGCACTGCTGAACTCACAGGCGAAAACTATGATATCAGATACGATAGAGTAAAGCCGTTGCTTGATTGGGTAAGAACAAACTTCCCCGATATGGACACCAGTGACTATAGTAGTTGGGCATGTCTAAGACCAATGACTCCCAACATGATGCCTATTACCAAACAAAGTGACAAGAATAAAAAAGTGTACTATAATACAGGACACGGGCACCTTGGTTGGACATTGGCTCCGTACACAGCAAAATTAATCGCAGAAAAAATATGACCACTCCCAATATTTCAATATTGCTACCCAGTAGGGCTAGAACTGATATGCTAAAAAGCAGTATCGAAAGTTTGATTGCCAAAGCTGATCGCCCAGATACAATTGAATTTTTATTGGGCTTTGACAACGACGACATCAAGTCGTCATCTTATTTTATTTCAGATATTGTTCCATCGTTGGAGGCAGCGGGTGCAACTTTTTCAGTGCTGGAGTTCCAGCGCATGGGCTACGAAAATCTGCATCAGTATGTGAACAAACTAGCCGCACATGCCAAGGCACCTTGGTGGGTGTTTTGGAATGATGATGCAGTAATGGAGGACTCGGGATGGGACACTGTGATTTTATCCCATGGCAATAAGTTTTGCATTCAAGCATTTGAAACACACAACAAGCATCCATACAGTATTTTTCCAATTGTGCCAAGGGAGTGGTATGATCAATTGGGATACTTGAGCCAGCATCAACTGAATGATGCATACATTAGTCAGATTGCCTGGATGTTGGATATCATGGTTCGAATCCCTGTTAATGTTTCTCACAACAGATTTGACTTGACTGGGAAAAATTTAGATGCCACGTTTCAAGAGCGCAAGATTCACGAAGGCAATCCAAACAATCCATTGGATTTTAATTACATCACACAACGCCGGGCTAGATATGAAGATGCAGAAAAAATATCAACATACTTGAAGAGTCAAGGATATGATATGAGCGTGTGGGAAGAAGTTAAATCCGGCAAGCGTGACCCCTGGGCTATCATGATAAAATCTGATGTCAACAAGCACATGATGAGATTTTAATGCAAGGACAAAATATGACAAATCCATTTAGAGACCAAGAAAAGTTTATGCGGGCTTGCGACCAAACGGTTGACAAGTTCAATGGCACACAGTTCGACATGTATTGTGCGTTGATCGAAGAAGAGCACAAAGAACTCAAACAAGCACTAGCAGACAACGATGATGAAGAAATCTTAGATGCATTGCTAGACATTCTTGTTGTAACAATCGGCGCTATTCACTCAGCAGGTATGGATGCCGAAGGCGGCTGGAAGGAAGTTATGCGAACTAACTTTGCCAAGATTGATCACGAAACAGGCAAGGTTCGCAAGCGTGAAGATGGCAAAGTACTAAAGCCACTGGGCTGGACAGCACCTGAATTATCTCAGTTTGTCAAGAGTCGTGCATAAGATAAAAATTGATAAGTTATGAAAAAAATTGTATCATTTGGTGATAGTTTTGTTTTTGGCAGCGAGCTTGGCAACAATCACGATGGTTCCAAGAGTTGGGCAGGCCTAGCAGCCAAAAAACTAGGTGTTGATTATCAAACCATGTCTGTTCCCGGTTGTGGTAATGAACACATTGCTAGACAAGTGTACTCATATTTTTCAAACAACCCAGTTCAGGATACTCTAGCAGTTATCAATTGGACCTGGGGTGGCCGTTGGGATTTTTATCTAACCAGTAGCGAATCTTGGATTACACTGGGACCAACATGTGTACCGGACAAGCTAAAAAATCAACTGCCGATTGATCAGGCTAGTGAATTGATTTGGGTGTATCAGCAGTTTGCTGGGCATAGTATTTTATGGAATAGGTATCGTAGTTTGCAAGCCATTTATGCTGTGCAAAGCTACATGCATGACATGGGCGTGGTGAACATACAAACACACATGGATAACATGCTGTTTGAAACTGAATACCATGCACCAGATTATGTTCAAACCTTGCAAAAATTAGTATCACGTGAAATTCAAACTTGGGAAGGAAATACTTTTCTTGAATGGTGTCACTTAAATAATCATGCAGTTACCCCAGCGCCGGGTATGCACCCACTAGAGTCTGCCCATGAGGCGGCGTCAGACTTTTGGTATGAAGATTATAAACAGGCTCTTAACATTTAACAACTGAAAGGTAACATTATGGCAACAGCAAAATCAGTAAAATCGTTTGGCGACAAGCTGACAAAAATCAACGAGTCGTATACCATTAATCGGTATGACAATGGCTTCATGGTAGAAGCCGGTGGGCGCAACAAGAAAGGTGACTACGTCACTGCCAAGATCTTGTGCAACACCTTGGACGAGGTGCTGGCTCTGGTCAAGGAAGCTGGCGAAATGGAATTGGATAATTAAGGAGAAAATCATGGTTGAAACAACTTACACAAGCGGAATTGCATATCGTTCTGCCAGCGAAATTAACTCAGCAATGAGTCGTGTGTACGGACACATGAGTCTAGCAGTGATTGTATCAATGCTGGTGAGTTACTTTGTGGGTACTAGTCCCGAGCTGCTGGCATTCTTTTTTACTGGGGTATTGAAATGGGTTGTAATTTTTGCACCCCTCATACTGATTTTAGCTTTTAGTGTGGCCAGTGACAAGTTTAGCAAAACAGGACTTCAGATATTTTTACATAGTTTTGCGGCCCTGATGGGTTTGAGTTTTGCCACTATCTTTGCTGTGTTCACCATGGGGTCAATTGTTAGTGCTTTCATGGGTGCGGCCATCCTGTTTGGTGTCATGAGTGGTTATGGCTACTTTACCAAGCAGAGCCTGGATAGCATGGGCAAGTTTATGTTTGTGGGCTTGGTTGCTATTGTTATTGCCAGTATTGTCAATATCTTTATTGGCAGCACCGTGATGCAGATGGTGATTTCAGCATTGGCTATTATTATCTTCCTTGGATTAACTGCCTACGACACACAAAAGATCCGTGAGGAGCTCAGTATGGAAACTAGTGATAGCGCAGAAGTGCGTGGTGCACTAACTCTGTACATGGACTTTATCAACTTGTTTATCAACTTGTTACAAATTTTTGGTGATAGGAAGTAATTGTGACTGATCTAGTAACAGTGTTAGAGTCGCATGACTGGAGTTTAGATGGTTATGCAACAAGACCGCAACTGGATCAGTTGATGAAGTCTCATACTGATGTTGCAGAAGCAAAAACACTATGGGAACAACATTGCCCCTGGAGCGAAACCAATGGTGGCTACATTGCCTGGGCGCTCACATCGCTAAGTAAAGGAGCCAAATCATGACAATATGGACATTAAAAACATTACATAAAAAGTCTGCCGTTGAACAACAGTTCTGGTACAAAGACGGCAAAGTTGTTATTCGCGAGGAAGGCTATCGCTGGGGTGAGTTCTATTGCGAAAGTGACGAACAACCAGAGATTGATCTAGACAATGCCAACGGCTATAATCTAAGCGAAAGCGACTACGATTGGGAACTGACCAGTCTTGATGACGGCTGTTGGGCTGACTGGACCTTCCCCGAAGATATGTCCGAGGAAGAACAGGCAGAGATTGAAGCAGCTTGGGAAGAAGAGTACTTTGAAGGCATGGAAGAACTGGGTTGGCGCAATGACGACACAGAATATATTCTACAAGGCCCATTAGAATTGTCAGATGAAGATGGTATTGTAGTAGCACAAGGTGGCAATAATGAGTAAAGTTTATCTTATCAAACCTCTGGAAAAGAAAAGCATCGTCTATCATGTAGAAATGTATCGTAATAATCCAGACGGCAGTGTTGGTTGGTTCAATATCGACGAAACTTATCGCTGGGGTCAAGGTTTCATCGAAGAAGATCTTGACTGCAATCTTCCCTGGAAAGGTGATCCTGTTGCCTATGCTAGAGCAGATGCAGGGTGGGGCTGTGAGTTCGATGACAGTGTTAGCATTGAATGGGAATTCAGTGATGACATCACAGCAGTAGAACAACAACAAATCAAAAAATCATATTACCAAGGTGGTGCTGCATGGCTGTTTGATGGCGATCACAGTTGGTCTGAAGAAGATACTGCTGTTCATATTATTGCACCGTATCAAATTGACCTGTGTGAGGAAGATGGCACGGTTATTGAAGAAAACATAAAACTAAAATCTCGCCACGACCCAGGTAGTACTTGGCCATTTCCAACCACCTAAATTCAAAATTGAGCAAGAAACACTTGCATATCTAGATATAAACTGTTACAATAAAACATGGAAAAAATTACTTACACAGAGATATTTTATAGTGTACAAGGTGAAGGACGCTGGGCCGGTGTGCCTAGTGTTTTCTTTCGTACATACGGGTGCAACTTCCGTTGTCGCAAGTTTGGGCGTGATCGAGATGAAGTCATTGACGGGCACAACCCAGAAGTGATCCAGATCATCAAAGACATTGATCAGTATCGAGAGTTCAAAGATTTGCCTTTGGTGAGTTCTGGTTGCGATACGTATGCTAGTATCTACCCTGAATTCAAACGTTTCAACGAACAAGATGAAGTTGGGGTCATTGCTGATAAAATACATGCCATGATTCCCGGCAATCGCTGGGACACTGCTGGACGCAACAATGAAGCACACTTGGTGATCACTGGTGGCGAACCATTGTTGGGATATCAAAAGTTGTATCCTGAGCTACTTGAGGCATGTCGAGCACAGGGCTTGAGAGACCTTACTTTTGAAACCAATGGAACTCAAGCATTGTATCCCGAAGTGCGCGAATACTTGTTTGAAGAGTTTACACGACATGGGCGAGATTACGACAAGCTGACATTTAGTGTGAGTCCTAAATTGCCATGCAGTGGCGAGCCTTGGGACACTGCCATCAAGCCCGAGCATGTGGTAAGTTATCAAGACATTGGCCACACGTATTTGAAGTTTGTTGTGGCCACTGAACAAGACGTTGCCGACGCTGATGCCGCTGTTGAACTGTATCGCAAGGCTGGCTTTGGTGGACCAATCTATTTGATGCCAGCAGGTGGCGTGCCGCAGGTATACAACTTAAACACACAACAAGTTGCCAAGCTGGCCATGGATCGTGGATACCGATACAGCCCAAGACTGCAGGTGGACATTTGGCGCAATGCCTGGGGCACTTGATGAACCAGCGAATTAAAGAACTAGCCTTAGAGTGCTACAATCCTTACAGCAACTTTGATCACGAAAAGTTCGCCGAGTTAATTGTGCGTGAATGTGCCAAGGTTGCGTGGTATCATACTCCTGATACAGAGGAACTTGAATACGGTCACTTGATTGGAGACAAGATTTTGAAGCGTTTCGGAGTTGGAGAATGATTAGAGTTGTAATTACTCGTGCCCAGTATGAAAAAATAAGAGAAGTGTTTGAAATGTACGACAGTATGGATCGCATAATCCTTACTGAAGATGCAAGTAAAGGTGCTGGCATCGGTGCAGTGACGACTATCGAGTTTGATCCCAAGAGTACAGTCAAACTTGACATCACCGATGTGTCTAGTTGGTAATGGCATTTGATCCAGGTTCTCAGAAAGACTACTGGTTTAAGCGCAGGTGTATTGGCACCGAGCTTAAATTTACAATAATGCCAAGAGAATGTTATTTCACCGGCAAAATATTGTGGTTTGTGACAGCTTACAAACAAACATCAATGATATTAGGACCAGGTGAGCCAATATTTGAGTATCGATGGTACAACAAACAAGATTTCTTAATTGAAAGAATAAAGGGAACAGTATGAGTTATTTGTTTACAAGTGAGAGTGTGTCAGAAGGACACCCAGATAAAATTGCAGATGCCATCAGCGATGCTGTGCTAGATTTGTTTATGGCACAGAAGAACCCTGCACTACGTTGTGCATGCGAAACACTGGTCACAACCAATCGTGTGGTCATTGCCGGGGAATTCAAGGGACTGATCTCCGACGAAGCCATCGACAGTGCTGTTCGCAGGGTCATACGTGATGTTGGCTACGAACAATCAGGATTTGACTGGCGCACAGTGGAAATTACCAATTTGTTACACGGTCAGAGTGCCGACATTGCCCTGGGAACAGACACATTTGGGGCTGGCGATCAGGGCTTGATGTTTGGGTATGCCTGCAACGAAACCACAGCGCACATGCCCAGTGCAATTTACTGGAGCCATCGCATTGTTGAAGAGTTGGCCAAAATCCGCAAAGCAGGCACAGTGACTTGGCTAGAACCAGATGCCAAGAGTCAAGTCACATTTGAATACAACGATGACGGCACACCCCGGCGTATTGCCAAAGTTGTTTGTAGTACACAACACGCAGAAAACATAGGCATTGACCAAGTTCGAATGGTGGTAGAAAATATTATTCGCGGAGTGTTGCCGGAGAAATACATTGATAATGAAACTGAATTCTTTATTAACCCTACTGGTAGATTTGTTATCGGTGGTCCTGATGGCGATACTGGGCTTACTGGCCGTAAGATTATTGTTGATACTTACGGTGGCTATGCTCCTCATGGTGGTGGAGCCTTCTCAGGCAAAGATCCTACTAAAGTGGATCGCAGTGCCGCTTACATGATGCGATACCTTGCCAAGAACATTGTGGCCAGCGGTCGAGCTGATTGGGCCACTGTGCAGATCAGTTATGCCATTGGGTTGGCGCAACCCATGAGTTTTTATGTTGAGACTGACCATAAGCCACAAAGTCGTGAATTGACTAAATGGATACAAGACAATGTTGATTTGACACCTCGAGGTATCATTGAGCGATTTGACCTATATCGCCCAATTTATGGCACTACAACAAACTACGGACACTTTGGTAAGGATCACTTGCCTTGGGAAACTGTAGACTTATTTTAAGGACTGATTATGTTTGATAAACTCAAAGGTTGGTTTGGCACAGGACACAACGTGAATCCTGAACCCACACAATCCAAGCCCGAGACACCGCCTGCTCCGCCTAAGAAAAAAGCACCCGAAAAGACAGCCAAGGAACTGGCTGACGAATCAGGAGAACCATACGTGGCTATTCTCAGCATGGAGGTTGATCCAGACAATCTGCATCAGGGTGCGTTTGATCTTGACTGGAACGACAAGTTTGTTGCCAACTTGGTAAGAGCCGGTTATCAAGGCAAGACCGATGCTGACATTGTAGATTTGTGGTTCCAGAATGTTTGCAGACATGTGGTCATGGAAACATGGGAACAGGAACAAGCAATGAATCCAAGTCCTCAACGATATACTCGTAGCAAGGATATTGGTAACGGGCGTAGAGAAGTCAGCTGACATGAAGATTGGTGTGTTTGGGGACAGCTTTGCTGATGCAAAACTTACTGATTGTTGGTTTAATTTGCTGGCCAGTGACCACGGGCATACTGTAAAATCCTTTGGGCTGGGTGGTACTAGCATTATGTACAGTGCCAAGCTAGTTGATATCTATGCCAGCCAGTTTGACTTGGTTATATGGGCACTGACTGAATCAGATCGGCACACACTGCAAGTTGGTTCAAGAATTATTCCGTTGTTGCCGGGTTCGTCGGCACCAAGTATTTTGCTCAAGGTCAGCGATGAATTACCAATTGGTAAGTTTCATGCTGTGTATCAGGATTACATGAAATATTTGTTCAGCAGGAAAGATGCTGACTTTGGGGCTCAATGTATAGTAAACAGCATGATGACTACACATCAAAATATTTTAATACTGCCTTGCTTCCCTAATCCGTTGCATACCGAGTTTTCATTGATGTCTGTTAGTGAGATGGAATCTCAGTGCTATTTTCCCAATCAATCATTATCAAAGGTCTGGGAACAATATCGGGATTTAAGACAGGGTCATATCACTGCGGCAAATCATGCTGTGCTTGCAAGGTACATCAACGACAACTTGGAACCCGGCATACTTCGAATGAGCCTTGACAAGTTTGTTGCGCCAGGTGAACCACTCAGCCAGTTATTTCAATGACTCTGGTAACCATCAATGATCTAACCCCGGTTCAGGCGCTGGATATTGTGTATGATTTACGTGCACAGGGATTGGTGCAAGGAACAGATTTTGATTTTGCTTGGCACCAGAGTCGGTGGGATGAAATGATTGGTGAAATTCCTAAACGTGTTGAATTTGAGTTTAACAACCCGACTCATGCCAGTTGGTTTTCTTTAAAATATCATCCATCATGAATCTAGTTTTTTCTCAAGGACATGTATACGGTGCACGATACCATACAGTAAAGCCCGACTTCGTAGCAGATACACAAACATGGTTTCGCAAGGAGTGGGATGCTATGGTAGAATGGTGTGTTGAAGTGTATGGCCCTACACCTGATGACGGTGTATGGACTCCGAACTCACGGTGGTATGTTAATAATGCAAAGTTCTGGTTTCGCAACGAGAAAGATCTCACAATGTTTGTATTGAGGTGGGCATGATGTACAATATTATTGAAGAAGTTGAATACCAACCAGGCGCAGTAGTCAATGTAAAAAAGCAAATATGGGATGATGCCAGACAAGAATTTGTGACCAAACGTTTTATACGATATTACAGAAATACTCAATCCGAGGTTGAGCGAGATTGCACAACACTAACTGAGGCATATGGTATGCCTCAGTATCAAGGCATGTGGTGGGTTGAACGTAGCAGACGCTATGTTTGGCTGGCCGAAAGTGCCGCAACTTTTTGGACATTAAAAAACACATGATATTCAATCACATCAAACAACTCAAAGCCGATGGCAAGAAAATTGGCATCACATTCAGCACGTTCGACATGCTACATGCAGGGCACATTGCCATGTTAAGCGAAGCCAAGAATCATTGCGATTACTTGATTTGTGGATTGCAAACTGATCCCACAATTGATCGACCAGACACCAAGAACAAGCCCGTTCAAAGTATTGTTGAACGCCAGATTCAATTGTCGGCCTGTCGCTACGTTGATGAAGTTGTGGTTTACCAAACTGAACAGGATTTGGTGGACTTGTTGTTAATCCTTCCCTTGGATGTGCGTATCTTGGGTGTGGAATATGCCGACAAAGAGTTCTCTGGACGATGGGAAGGTGGAGAACGGGGTATTGAGATTGTGTTCAATGGACGTGACCATAGTTTTAGTTCTAGTAGTCTACGCAAACGTGTGGTGGCTGCAGAAACATTCAAGGTGTTGAAAGATGGAACCACTCAAGCCTCCTAAGACCTTCAAGGTCTATTCACTGATCAAGCAGACTGGACTGTTGATGAACTATGTGTACGTAGCCGGCACTGGCCATGTGCAATATGGCCCAGGTTTTTATGCCACAAGAGACGAAGCTGAACACAGCAGAACGCTGGAATTTCTCAAGGACACTGCTACTCCAAAGTCCAACTATCTTGTGTTTGAACTTGAAGTTCCCAATCCAGCCTATCACGAATGACAGAAATCAAAGTTAATTTTGGACTGGATCGAGCAGTCAGCATTTTGGAACAAACTGTCGGTGCTCGTCGTTACTGGCTACACAATCGCGTGGGCGGCGATGATTGGGAAGTGGTAAAGTCAAACAATGGTACAACTGTCAAGCTTCGTGATGCAAAAATGCTAACTTACTTTTTATTAAAACTAAAATGATAATCTATGTAAACGGGGACAGCCATGCCGCTGCTGCTGAAGCGGTAAATTCATTTTCATGGGCACAAGATGACGGATTGTTTTGGGGCATGGGCAAGCGGCCACACCCCGACAACGAACGTGCCAGCTTTGGGTGTGAATTGGCCAATCATTATCATGCTGTGTTATGGTGCGATGCGCAAGCTGGGTGCTCGAATACTCGAATTATGCGTACCACTCGCGAGTGGATTGATCGCAATCAAAGTCAACTCAAAGACACATTCATGGTAATTCAATGGAGCACTTGGGAACGAGAGGAATGGTGGCACAACGGTCACGACTTCCAAGTCAATGCTAGTGGCATTGATCATGTGCCTGTTGAGCTACAAGATCAATACAAACAGTTTGTTGCCAACATAGACTGGAATCAATGCAAAGAACAAGCACACAACGATATCTGGGAATTTCATACCGAACTAAAACAATCGGGTGTCCGGTATGTCATGTTTAATGGTAACAATCACTTTGCTGGACTACCAGAATACAACTGGGGTGCAAACTACATGGATCCGTATTCTGAGCAAGGCACATACAATAGTGTGCTGAGAAACAACGGTTTTCAACCAGTTGCGCCAGAATCTTGGCATTTTGATGCCAATGCCCATTGCTTTTGGTCGGAATATCTGTTACAATACATTAACAAACACAACCTGGTATAACATGCGATATCTACTGATTGATACTTCAAATATGTTTTTTCGAGCACGGCACGTGGCTTTTCGTGCGTCTGATCCTTGGGAAAAGGTTGGGTATGCACTGCACATTACCCTGAGCTCAATTAACAAAGTGGTGCGCAAATTCAATGCAGACCATGTGGTGTTCGCACTAGAGGGGCGTAGCTGGCGTAAAGATTTTTACAAACCATACAAAGCAAATCGAGCAGTTGCCCGAGCTGCCTTGACAGAATCCGAAGCTGAAGAAGATAAAATGTTTTGGGAAACGTATGACGAGTTGACCAAATATCTCAGCGAGCAATCAAACTGTTCAGTTATCCGACATGAACGTGCAGAAGCGGATGATGTCATTGCCCGCTGGATTGCATTGCACCCCCAAGACCAACACACAATCATTTCAAGTGATACAGATTTTATACAATTGTTGGCAGAAAATGTAGATCAGTACAATGGCATCACTGACGAGTTGCACACCATCAAGGGCATATTCAACGACAAAGGCACAGTGATTATTGACAAGAAAACAAAGTTGCCCAAGACTGTGCCCGATCCCAAATGGTTACTATTTGAAAAGTGCATGCGTGGCGATCCCAGTGACAATGTGTTTAGTGCATATCCGGGGGTGAGAACCAAGGGTACAAAAAACAAAGTTGGCTTGTTAGAGGCCTACGAAGATCGAGAGAAAAAAGGATTCAATTGGAACAATCTCATGTTGCAACGTTGGTCCGACCATAATGGCGAAGAACATCGTGTGCTTGACGATTACACACGCAATGTCACTTTGGTTGATTTAACTGCGCAACCAGAAGAGATTAAAAATCTAGTGGACACTGCTATAAAAGAAATGATCAGCCACAAGGACGTTGGGCAAGTTGGTGTAAAATTCATGAGATTTTGTGCCAAGTTTGATTTGACACGTCTGTCAGAATCTGCTGAGCAAACTGCTCGGTGGTTGAATAAAACGTACGAAGGAGTATTAGATGTTAATTGCAAAACCAGTAGTACCTGACCAGTATTGGATCTTGAGAGATCCGGTACATGATGAAAAAATCGGAAACATCCAGGCCGACGATCAAGGATACTCTGTGCGTATCAATGACAATGTCACAAGGTTTAAAACCCTTGACATGATCCAGCAACGTGCACACGTGAACTTTCAACAGGCTCAAGAGTTGCCAACAGAGCAACCCACGCACTTGGTACACGGTTATCCTACAGATTGTGTGGCATTTAACGGTGTGTGGAATGTGCAACGCCATCTACCATTGTACACTCAAGAAGAAAGATCCAAGTCTTGGTTTGCCGCAGGATGGTATCAAGTCAGGCAACACCGAGGATGGAAAGTGATGTTTTGCCCCAAGTTAATCATGTTGGACCGGCACGACTACAAAGGTCCGTTTACCAGCAAAGCAGAGGCAGTGGTCAAATGAGCTTGCATATCACTAAATTTGTTGATCGCATCAAGGCAGCTGAAAGTCGTAATCAACGCGACTTGATGTTGAGCATTACCGAAGCCAGAGACTTGCATGCAGATATCACAAAACTGCTGGTGTTGGTATCTGCCTTGCAAGAAAACTCAGCTAAGACTAGTAGTGCAGACACCGCAGTAACTGTTGAATTACACGGTGGATCATTCTAAAAACTACTCAGTTTATTGATAAATAAACTTGGAGAAGAGAACAGAATGAGCAGACCTAAACCACACGTTATAGTAGAAGTAACTGATCGCACTACCTATTGTAGTCAACAGGTGCTGGCCGCCGATGGCATATGGGCGGTTTTCTTTGATGGTGCACCTATCAATTTAAAAACCACAAACATGTTGGTTAACTATCCAGGGCCCAAGTATCGCAAGGTGAGTTTTAGCAATTCCGGACATGCAATCAATCTAGCACGTAAACTCAACACACAGTTTAAATCTGATAAATTCACCGTGGTTTTGCTCAACAAAGGTGAAACTGTTTATCCCGGTGTCCACACGAAAACTTAATATTGTAACTGGGCTATTGCCTACTGTGCCCGAAGCCATTCGAGAAACAGTAGATCAGGCCATGATAACATGGTGGATGAATCTGCGTGACACAGGCGGCTTGAGATTGACCGACCACGGATACAAAATCATGCACAATGTTCTTGATATAGAATCCTGGAGTGTAGACATATCAACTCCCAAAAATACACTTTCAAAGAAAGTGATTCTGGCCATGGACAAGAAACTTGACTGGCCATACTACATTGCAGTTGGCAAGAAAAAAGTTGTTTTCTTTTCAAGCAAGGAAGCTATGATGGCTTCCTTGTACGGCGATTTAAAAGCTTGGTTGGCAGTGGGTTAATACCACATGCTATACCCGGTGCGGTCGTATCTAGCTTGCTTGGCTTTGCCAACCTCAATCAATAGGTCCCATACGGATTTTGCTAATTTCTTGATCATAGATACTGTTCCTTGCGAGAATTGAATTGTCGAACATAGTTTTCCAATTGTGCGGCATCGGTAATGCCTTTGGTGCTTAGATACGCATCTAAACGGCTTTGGTAACTGCTACCGGAAAACATCTCGGACAAGCGTTCCAAAATTCCCAACATAAAATCAGATAAAGTTTTCATTGTGTGTTTTTCCTTTTTGATGTAGACACTCATGGTTTCTACTGAGTATTTATGTTGCACTGCAACACGACTCATGGTTTCTACTGATTTTTGGTTGACTTAAAAATCCAGATCGCTTATACTGTAATTACAGTAAAAAGCAATCAAGAAAGGAGCCCAAAATGGCAGAAGTCAAACTTTCCGGACTGTACAAAGTCACAGTGACCGAATATGAATGTGGTGTACAACGAGTTGACCCCAATGACACTTGCTTTTATACCACACTGGAAGAAGCCAAGGCCTACAAGGCACACTGGGAAACAGGTGGTAGTCGTGAGTGCTACTGGAGAGCAGAAATTCAAAAAGTAAGCTAACACTTTGACCCTACAACACGTAGGGGTTTTTGTGACTGTTATTGAGACCTGTGTTATAATGGTAGTTCAACAACAAAGGAGCCAGCATGTCAAACGCACAAATTCTTGTTGCTAATATTGCACGAGCAAAGATTATCTACAATAAAAACAAAGAAACCTACAAAATCATTGTTGCATTTAATGTGTATCCCCGAGAAAATGATCGCGGAGATATAGTATATCCGTTTCCCACACAAGCAAAATGCGATTTTGTTTCGGGAGATATTTCATATGATACTATCGAAAATGATAAACTACGCATTATTGGACAAGCTAAACAACGTTTGCGCACCGATAATATTGAGTTTGTATAATTGATTATCGATAATATTATCGATTATCCCGACAATGTTGCAGAAATACAACATCAAAAAACCCCAGAAATCTGGGGTTTTTGTTGATTCTGGTTGACCAGAATTGCAAGATCGGTTATAATACTAGTATGGAAATTAAAAAAGCAACCCGAAAAAAACGTGCAGATCGCACTCACATCATTTACCGCATTGAGAGCGGTACAGACTTCTACATTGGTGTCACAGCCAAGACAGAAAGCACTGTTCTAAAGAGTGTGAAAACACGTATCAACAAGCACATCTATCGCTCACGTAGCGAAGACAAGAGCTGGGCTCTGTACGAAGCAATTCGTGAGCGTGGCACAGGTGCTTTTCAGTTTCGTATTGTTGCAGTGGTGCGTGGTAAAACAGAAGCACACACCGCAGAACGTGCTTTGATTCGTGAGCTCAAGCCCAATTTGAACACTGATGTGCGTGGTGTTGCTTAAAAACAACACTAGATTCTGGTTGACCAGAATTGGGTAATTTCGTATAATAGAAGTATAGTAAGCAACAAAGGAGCTAGAAATGGAAACAATGACAACTTGGGAAGACATGAGTGCTCTGGAACAAGCCCAATGCATGTTCTGGGATATGTACAAAGATGCATATGGCGTTCGTCCCCGTGGCATTGATACTAGCACCTGGACTCTTGAGGACTTTGAAGCAGAGTTCAGAGTTCTTGGTCAAGTCATTGAGCGTGAAGAAATTGCTCGCAAAGCCGCAGAAGTATCGGCTGTGGAAGCATTTGAGCGCCGTGTTGCTGAATTAATTAACACTGGCGCCAAAGACTACGAAATGGCCATGCGCTGGATTCACGAAGCCGAAGAGACAAATGGTGACAATGATTACCTTGCTTGGACTCTGGGCTTGCCCTATCAATATTTTCGCAAAGCAGCCTAAGGAGACCACAATGGCATACATGAATCAAGAACGCAAAGCAAAAATCGCAACTGCACTCAAGCCTGTGCTTGCCAAGTATGGTATCAAAGGAACTTTGTCAGTTCGCAATCACATGACAATTTCCCTGACTCTAAAATCAGGACCTATTGATTTTATTGCCAACAGCAATCGTGTCTGTGGTAACGATCACTATCAGGTGGCTCGTGGATTTCGTCCTAACGATACTAGTTACGATCAAGTAAACCCTTACTGGTTTCAAGACCATTATGATGGTGATGCCAAGGCTTTCTTAACTGAAGCATTTGTGGCGCTCAAGGCCGCTGACTACTACGATGAATCAGACGCAATGACTGATTACTTTAACACCGCATACTACTACGAGTTGAACATTGGTCGCTGGGATCGTCCCTACGCATTGACCAAATGACTTGACCAGAAATTGGTATTTTGCTATAATAGAAGCATAGTAAGAAACAAGGATCATTTATGTTAAAAGAACACACACAATCCAGTTACTACAATGAAAGACACGGCAGTCCGTATGATCGTGGTCAAGCAGACAGCTACTACGGTCGTGAGTACAGCCCTCATTATTTTGAGAGTGACAGTTACAATAGTCCTCGCATTGAATTGGCTGATATGTCAGCTGAAGAAATCGTGGCATACACCGCAGGCTATCGTGACAACGAAGCTCGTGGCGACAAAAAAGATTGGAATTGATATGAGCAAGATGAGCGAACTATCTTTTGAAATTGCCGACATGCTGGAAGCTGGTTACTTGCCGGTGACTATTGCTAGAAATTTGGAAATCCCGGTGAGCTGGGTATACGAAACTTCAGACACTGTGGATACAGACAGTGAAGAACTCAGTCCTTTTGAAACCATCAACAGTTAAGGAATTGCTATGACCATGCCTGCTGGACGTTATTACATTGGTGATTTGTGCTATGTCACGCACCCTGAATGGCAAGAAGTTTGCGAACTTTTCTTCCCACCAGGTGCACCCGGGCGCGGTGTTGAAGGTGAGTTTACATTAAAGGATGGTCGTCGTTTTGCCAGCTTTGGAACAGCCTGGGGTGATGGCACATACAATAGCAACATTGGTACCGAACACATGGTAGACTCGGGCTCTATTGGCTGTATCCGTGTTGAAGATATTTGCGATACTACATACAATAACCTTGAGCAATTGGGTGCTATTGTAGAATTTGAACAACCATTTGAAGTCAGAAAAGTAAGTCTAGGCCTGCTGAGGTTTGGACATGTGGATATCAACACAGATGCTGACTATGATGAAGAAGAAGACGTAGAAGACGAAGAAGCATATTAACAAATCGATTGACTCAATTTGAGTCAATTGAAACTTTTTAAGGACATATCATGGCAGGCAAAGCAAAATCGTTGTATTTGAGTATTGTGGATCGCAAAACTCACAAGACTGTATTGCACAAGCAATTTTTTGAAGCCAAAAGCTTGAATGAATTTCTTAAAGACGAAACACTACGGGAAAAGTATCCCAATGACCAATACCAGTTTGTAAAAGAAACTTATTAGAGTAAATAGTATCCAGGAGGTCAATCATGAAGACGGCTATCAAGGTCACACGCAAGACTCGACAACATTTTGTGTTGTTTTGTGCAGGCACGCCTTTTAAACCCAAACGTGTTGAACTCAAGACACAGTATCAACGCAAAGACAAACATCCCACCAAGGGCATATACAATGATTAAGCTTTCTGGACTTACCCCTCTTCAAGTTGAACTGTGCAATCATATCTGGAGCTTGAACACTCAAGAAGACGTGATTGAGTGGTTGTCGAGCCTGCCCAAGCCTTTGCGTATCGAGGCCACTGTGATGATGCAGATGATCATTGCAGAGGTAATTGACAATGCGGAAGTTGAAGACTTGTCGCTTGCCAATGCAGTGATCAATCGTATCAAACAACTCTAATGTCCAGTAATTTTTGCGCACTACCGTTTCATCATGTCATGATCGAGCCCAACGGCAGATATAATATCTGTTGTCAGCACCAAGCACCTGCGGATCAACACTGTAATATTAAAAGTTCCACAGTAGACGAATGGCAGGGCAGTGCCTATGTTGCACAGGTTCGATCCGCATTTGAACAAGATCAACGACATGCTGGATGTGAAAACTGCTGGGCACAAGAAGATCAAGGCTTTGAAAGTATGCGAACTCGCACTGCCAGCGAGTATCAGTTGTTGGGCATTGACACACAGCAACCAGTCACAACCAATGTTGAGGTCAACCTTGGAAATCTGTGCAATCTAAAATGCTTGATGTGCAATGAATTCAACAGCAGTGCCATTTTGTCTGAGAATATTCAGTTGGGCATCAATACAATATCACAGCTGGAATTGAAATGGAACGATCAAGCTTTTGCAAATTTAACCAATTTGGTCAAGCAAGGACCCAAGGTATTGAACATACGCGGCGGCGAACCTTTTTACAACAAACAGTTGTTGGAACTGATTAATTCTATTTCTGACCACCAGGCACAAAACATGGTATTGCACATCAGCACCAATGCCACTATATGGAATGTCAAGTGGCAAGCGGCATTGGAAAGATTCAAACTGGTTCGCATGATGTTCAGTGTTGATGGAGTGAGCGATTTGTACGAGTACATTCGATTTCCGGGCGTGTGGGAGCAGACAAAACAAAATATTTTAGAAATCTCTAAAATGAAAAATGTCAAACCACTGGTTTACACAGTTGTTCAGAATTTGAATGTTGCACATCTTGGTGATATTATCAAGTGGTGTGTTGAACAAAACATTTATCACATGTGTGATATGTTGCACCAGCCCAGTTATTTGCAAATTACCAATTTGCCGGATCTAACTAGATTTGAAACAATTTCAAAACTGGGCGAATTAGTCAATCAAGGATACCCAAGTCATGTTGACGAGTTGGTACAGAATTGTATTGTGACACTGGCAGTGTCCGAGCATGACAAAGTGTTGTGGTCTGAGTTTGTTGCCTATATCAGCCAGCGTGATTCAATCCGCGGAAACGATCATCGAAAATTTATCAAGTACGAGTAAGACATGAAGAAAATATACTATGTTAAAGAAGGCAGAAAATATGTTCCGGTGGCAGAATATGACAGTGATCTGTTGGATAGTTTCCACAAAGGCACACACATTGTCATGAGCTACCCTGGTGGGCAGAGTCGACGATACAATATTGATCCAGCGTATGGTCCCATGATTGCCGCCGGTCGTGTGGCAGAAGATGCCATGTGCAAAGCCATCGGCAAGGCTGCAGAACTTCGACCACCAAGAACCCCAATTACTGCAAAACAAAAGAAAGCATGGAATGCATTGGCAGAAGCATTTGGAGACGAGCTTTGCACCCTACAGGGACTCAGCATCCGTGACTGTGCCGAAGCCGGCGTCAGTGCCATGCAAGAAGAAGCCGACAAACTACTATCCAATCCTGCAGTTCGGCAAGCCTGGGAGCAGTTTCACCTTGTGTGCCAATTGACAAAACAATAATTCTAGTGTAAAATACAAACAACGGGCCGTTAGCTCATGCTGGTTAGAGCAGTGGACTCATAATCCATTGGTGCTGTGTTCGACTCACAGACGGCCCACCATTTATTTTGAAAGACAACAATGACTGATACCCCCAAGACAATTAAAGTTGAATTTGCCCCTGGATGTTTTGACAACTTCGATGGCACACAAGAAGAACTTGACGCACTGGTAGCTGAAATCACACAGTTGGCACAGAGCGGTCAGCTGGAGGAAAATTCAACGCCAGTTGATGACGATGCCTGGGAACAGTTATCAGACGAGGAAAGAGAAATCATCTCCAGTGCTCTTGAGCATGTGTCTGAAGGATCTACCAAAAAAAATCTAAACTGACATGACTGTGACCAAGGTTCATTTTATAAATCATTCGTCATTGTTGATCAATCACGGAGATAGTTACATCTGGACCGACCCATTGTTTTCGTCAACAGCATTTGAAACCATGCTGTCATCACCTCCCATGTCAGTGCACCCAGCTTATCTTTTGGCACTGTCAAAATCTTCTGCTGATTTTTACATACTGATCAGCCACGGGCATGACGACCATATTGATGATCGACTGTTGAAATTGTTTGCACATTGCAAGATTGTGACCACAAAGTTTCAATCACCCAGTGTGGTCAATCGACTCAAGCGAGCCGGCTTTGTTGACGTCATTGAGATTGACACCACACCCACACAATGCGGAGTATTTGAACTCAGTGGGTTTATTAATTCTAGCTACTCGTTAGATGATTCGTTGCAGTTGATCAATGCTCCAGATTTGAGCGTGATACACGCCAACGATTGTTGGTGGCCACTACCAGATAATCACTTGGCTACTCTTAAAGAGAGGTTACGCCCAACATCGTTATTGGCCAGTCAAATTGGTGTTGCTGATAGTTTTCCCGGTGGATACAATTGCTTTACAGATGAAGAAAAAACACAGTTACAGAGTGCTCGAACTAGAACACAGATTGTGTCGGGTGCAAAAAACTTTATCAACTTAGATGCAACATATTTTTTACATTATGCGGCACATCTAAAAACATTTTCAACCAATGTTCGGGCCAACGAAATGTCAGGCTTTGTCAGTCGAGAGTTTGTAAATCAAACATTGGCACAAGAACAGTTGTCTGTTAATTTACTTGATATGTTGCCAGGCGATTACTTTGAGCACGGTCAAGTTGTGCAAGGTATTGGTAGAAAGCACTACACTGAAGATGGCATCAAGCAAGCATCTGTGAACTTTTGGAATGAGTACGGCGAGTTGCGATACCGAGATCTTGAGTTAGAGTTTACTGTTGCACAACGTAACCAACTCATGGATATTTTTATAGATAAGTTCTTGGCATACGTGCCCCAGGCCGCAGAAGCCAAACAGTTTCGTATGGAAATATTAGAATCAAATTTTGAATTTGCGATTGATTCTTACCAGAGATCCGTTAGCTTTGACAATTTTGCCGAACCTAACAGAGTTGATCTTGCAGTGATCTGGGAGCCACGCATTGCCGACTTGATCCTTGGCGGAGTGATCAATTTTGAAGCTTCTTATATTGGTGGGCTTGGAACTTTTTCATCAAACCCTGCATTGAAAAATAACGGGCATGCTGTTAGATGGCTCAGTATGTTTGGGTATGTTTGGCAAAAGCATCTAGCAACCAAATACGTTCAACAAGTATGTCAAACAAAATAAGCTCAAGCCCTGATCGGCACACCTTTCAAAAAGAAAGTTACATTAAACGTTGCAAGGAGTATGGCGAAGAGCCCAATCCTGACTATGTTAAAATGTATGACTCTTGGCAAGAACAAGCAGCAGAACAAATCTTGGATTCTGCCTGGCAAAAGGACAATATGGAATATGATCTTCGTAGTACTGACTGGATCCTGGAAAAAGTTCGTACCAGCGACTCTTATGCTCAGAACTTGTATGCAGCCATGTGCAACATGCAGTTTCAAAAGATTGATGTTTGGCCTATTTTAAAGAATGAACGCTGGAGTGCCAGTTGGCGTTATGCCGGCGGCATTGTGGCAGACATGTGCGGCAAGGGCGACTACATGGACTGGTACTGCTCAGGCATACAAGGGGAAATTTCTGAAGAGGAACTGGCAAAAATGTCTGTGGAACAACAGGAACGGCATCACTGGTACAAAAAAAACTTTGTGGGCGAAGGTGTGGTCACAGACGAAATACGAGAAGATTTAAAAAAATTAGGTTGGACTCCCGTTGAGTGGGAAGACAACTGAACTTACCAAATCACTTGACTAGGTATGCACAGTTGTCTATAATCAAGTATAACTGAACTAGATGGAATATTATGAATTGGTTTTATAGATGGCTAAAAAACAGGCTTGACGACTCAAACTACAACGAACTAGCTTCTCCTTCTGTTTCTAATAGAAAAATTTCGCGACTGATCCACACCTCAGACGTTGATACTGAAAACGGATTGAACATAACAGTTCGCACTGCCGTTGGTGGCAAGATTATTACTTTTAGGCACTACGATTCTCGCACTGATCGAAGCACACACAAGTTGTATATAATTCCCGAAGAATTGGATTTTGAACGTGAACTGGGTAAAATGATCACGCTGGAGAGCATGCGAGGATGATCAAGCAAATAACTCCAACAGGAAGATACATATCGGTATCCGGCGGTCATGGCGTGGGAGTTTACTTCAGTCCCGGTGCTGTAGGAGCTGGCATGATCAGATGGAATACCAACACCAATAACATGGAAGTGTATGATGGTGCCTGCTGGAAAGAAACTTCTAGCCATACATCAGTTGGACTTACTAGCGAAGCCGAAGCACTGCTAGACTGGGCACGAGAAAAGCGTAACGAAGACTCAAGGATCAGAACTTTGATGGAAACGCACCCGGGTCTCAAAGACGCATGGGAAAAGTTTGAGGTCATGAGATTGCTGTGTCTAGAAAACGATTCAACTGCCAAAAAATCTTGAGCACATGATATCGGCACTATAAATATTGTTTGCGTAAGGCCCATACCGGGATTACGCAAACTTTCTTGCTTATTTTAAACTTAAAGGAGAGAGCAAAAATGGAACTAAATCCACTATATGATCGTGTGGTTATTCGGGTAATTGATCCCGATACCCGTAGCCCAGGCGGCATCGTTATCCCAGATAACGCCAAAGAAAAACCCAACACAGGCGAAGTACTAGCAGTAGGCCCAGGACGTATACTCGAAAACGGCAACAAGATCGAAACCACGGTCAAAATTGGCGAGCGAGTGTTGTTCGGGCAAATGTCTGGGCAAAAAATTAGAGTAAATGGTGAAGAGGTCACTATTCTCAAAGAAGAAGATATTTTGGCAATTATCGCATAAGGAAAAACATGACTGCAAAACAAGTAAATTTTGGAAACGACAGCCGTTTCAAACTAGTAGCTGGTGTTAACACACTGGCCAATGCTGTGAAAGTAACACTGGGTCCAAAAGGACGCAATGTTGTGATTCAGAAAGCATACGGAGCACCGGTTATTACCAAGGATGGTGTGAGCGTGGCTCAAGAAATATCCCTAGTGGATCCATTGGAAAACATGGGTGCACAGATGGTCAAGGAAGTGGCTTCCAAGACTGCTGACCGTGCAGGTGATGGTACCACAACTGCCACAGTACTGGCACAGGCCATTGTGGCTGAAGGCATGAAGTATGTTGCAGCCGGTATCAATCCCATGGATCTCAAGCGCGGTATTGATCAAGCCACACAGGCAATCACAGCAGAGTTGACCAACATCAGCAAGCCATGCACTACCAACAAAGAGATTGCACAAGTTGCATCATTGAGTGCCAACAGCGACAGCAGTATTGGTGACATTATTGCTCAAGCCATGGACAAGGTTGGTAGCAAGGGTGTTATCACAGTAGAAGACGGCAAGAGTCTGGACAACGAACTTGAAATCGTTGAAGGCATGCAGTTCGACCGTGGATACTTGAGCCCGTTTTTCATTACCAATCAGGAACGTCAAAAGACTGTGCTTGACAATCCTTTCATCTTGTTGTGCGACAAAAAGATCACAAATATTCGTGACTTGTTGCCGGTACTGGAAGCAGTGAACAAGGCTGGACGGCCTTTGTTGATTCTTGCAGAAGATGTTGAAGGCGAAGCATTGGCCACATTGGTAGTGAACCACATGCGCGGCATTATCAAAACATGTGCAGTCAAGGCACCTGGATTTGGTGATCGTAAACGTGCCATGCTAGACGATATTGGCATTCTCACCGGTGGCCAAGTTGTTGCTGACGAACTGGGACTTACCCTGGACAAAGTCACATTGAGCCAATTGGGGCAGGCCACCAGTGTGGAAATCAACAAAGAGAATACCATCATCATTGGCGGCGCTGGTAGCGAAACTGCTATTCAAGATCGTGTTCGTGCAATACAAGTGCAAGTTGAAGATGCCACAAGCGACTACGATCGCGAAAAACTGCAAGAACGTGTGGCCAAATTGGCAGGTGGTGTTGCTGTGATTCGTGCAGGTGCCGCAACTGAGTTTGAGATGAAAGAGAAGAAGGATCGAATTGACGATGCGCTACATGCCACACGTGCCGCTGTTGAAGCAGGTGTTGTGGTAGGCGGCGGTGTTGCATTGCTACGTGCACGTCAACGCATCAGTTCTCTCAAGGGAGCCAACAGCGATCAAGATGCAGGCATCAGCATTGTGTTGCGAGCATGCGAAGAACCACTTCGTGCAATTGCATACAACGCCGGCGCTGAACCCAGTGTTGTGGTGAATTCGGTCCTAGCTGGAACTGGTAACTTTGGTTACAATGCAGCCAATGACACATATGGTGACTTGGTTGAAAGCGGCGTGCTTGACCCTACCAAGGTCACTCGAACCGCATTGATCAATGCAGCCAGTGTGGCTGGGCTACTACTCACTACCGAATGTTCAATCAATGACGTTCCGGCAGACAAGAACACAGCCAACCAAGGTGGCATGGGAATGATGTAAACAGGAAGTGTTAAAAACTTTCTGGCAAAAAATCTTGTCTTTCTTAAGAAATTAAGGTTGACAAGGTATAAATAAACGTATATAATAGATACTATCATGCAAAGAACAACATCATTGATACCTGCAAAACTAGAACGCACATCAGGCGTGCCATGCGCACATCTGTTGAGCTCACTCTATGAGTTTGCATTTGAGTATCATGATTTCAGGGATTTCTAAATAATATCTGTGTACTACACATTTTTAGAACCCTGGACTTAAACATCCAGGGTTTTTTGTTTTATAAAGGGAAAAATGGATTTAGACATACGAGAGCAAAAACTCCGTCAGAGGATTGAAGAGCAGGGCAATACATTATGCCCGACAACATTTAAAGAATTGCTTGCCAATAAGTTTCAAAGGGCACAAAATTTTTACATAGCTCACAAAAAGTTTGACGATCAGCACAGTGGTATCAAAAAGCAACGCGAGCTTGGAACCCACAATAAAAAGTTCCAAATGGGCGGAGTCCAGGATGACACTTACGGCGAAAACGTAGGCAGTAAAATTGGCAGTTGAGAGAAGGTCTCAACATATATGGGCCAGAGGCGAATATGGTTAGTGTCGCGGCGGACTGTAAATCCGTTACTTAGGAACCGTTGGGGGTTCGAATCCCTCCTGTCCCACCATATAAAAACATACTAGACCCCCACCGGGGCCCGTTAGCATTAGGTACTATGCTAGTGTGTTTCTATATGGATATGTCGCATTAGACTTCTGGTGAGGTCATCACCCTTTCAAGGTGACCAGACGGGATCGTAACCCGTATGCGACTCCAAACATGCAACTTTAGCTGATGTGGTCATAGCGGTGGTCTGAAGAGCCATTGAACCAGGTTCGATCCCTGGAGGTTGCACCAATTATTTTTCAAGACATTTGATTCGATGAATGATTACTTGTTTAACATAAGTGTCATCATGGGCCAACTGGCTTAGCAATCCGGTCAAAAAACCGCGTTGGTAGATCATGAGATCCTTGACTGAATCAAATTTATGCATTTGCTTCATCTGCAATGCTAAGAGTTTTTCTACTAGGTCGGCTTCTGGCAACATGTATTATTTACATTGATGCTCAGAATAATTGACCTATAACAGAATTGTTGTTATAATACATGCTTAGTAAGAGATATTGCCCTGGTGGTGGAATGGTAGACACGCTGGTCTTAGAAGCCAGTGTCGAGAGGCGTGGGAGTTCGAGTCTCCCCTGGGGCACCAAGTTTTGGTAGTAGCGCAAGCGAACTACCCGGAGAAGAGAGGGAGAAGAGAGCGGACATCCATTAACCTTCAAAGTTAATGAAATCAACTCTGGCATTCAGTCTAAACAACTGAACGTGCTTGCATGCTCCAGATGTGACAATTTTGTGTCTTGCCCCTGGGAATATGCAGGTCTCTGTGCTTTGTGCATTGTGACTTGCTTGGTAACTAATTACCATGTTTTTTGTCCAGTCTGTCACTTGCCTTCTTGACTCTGTTTTTATTTTGTTGTGAAGTTGTTGAAAAGGAAATCAAATGAATATTACACTACGTAAAGCCAATACATTGCAAAATGCCATCAATGATGCTGTGAAGAATATTGATGTGACTACCGAGATCAGCATCAACGAATTTCAGGATGCTGAACAAGAAGTTCTCAAAGCTGTGACCAAGTTGAAAACAAACATTGGACGGCGCGATGCGTTGACCACTGTATTGTATCAAATTCGCCAGGCAGTTGGACAAGCCAACAGTGCTGCCGGAGTTGATCGCAAGTTGGCCGAAATTGCTCGACTTGAGAAAGAAGTAAACTTCTACACAGTGTTTGTGTCAAAGTCTGAGAGACTGGCCACAGAAGTGTTGTCTGGTAAATTGGACAAGATTCGCAATCGCAAAGAAGACAGTCGTGCAAGTTTGTATGGCATGGGCGAGAGTGTTGAGACATCTGTGTTGACTAACAGTGACATTGATGGGTTTAAAACTGTGGTAACTTTGGCCAAGAAAGCCAAGCAACGTCTACAAGACGAGTTACTGGAACTCAATGTGCGTACCACAATTGAGTTGAGCACCGAATCTGAACGTGTGCTACAAGCAGAAGGCCTGATCTAACAGACCCCGTCTTACTATTTCTACGTTAACGAAATAGCGTCCCTGTAACGATAGACCAGGGGGTACACTAGGACCTGACCTTACAGTCTCCTGTTCGGAGATACTGAAAACTGCCTAGGGTGAGGAACGCTAACCTTTACCATAAGAACAAATACGTAGACGGAGTAGACAGCCCAGTCCGGGGCTCTTGTGGTGAGAGTAGCCGGACACTTTATAAATGCTCTTTGAAGTTTAACTACACTGGATAACACGAGTTAGGTACTAAGTCGACTAACTACCGAAAGTGCCAGGAAGATACGGAGTTAAACAGTTTGGTTCGATTCCAACAGAGAGCACCTATAAAGTTATCGCGGGGAGGGTCCGGTCACCAGCGAGGTCTCATAAGCCTTTGCCATCCTTGGTTCAAATCCAAGCCCCGCAACCAATAATGCCTCTGTAGTTTAATGGTAAAACGGCGGATTTATATCCCGTAAGCAACAGATAATTGGTTCATCTGGGTTCGAGTCCCGGCGGAGGTACCAGCGTTGGTAAAAAAAATGAAAAATAAACTATACATGTTGATTGGTGTACCCGGATCGGGTAAAACCACCTGGGCAAAAAATCAAGACTGGTTTAGAGACTGTGCGTACATTTCAACCGATAAGTATGTTGAAGAGTGGGCCGAGAATGTTGGTAAAACCTATTCTGAAGTGTTTGAGGAATACATGCCTGTGGCTGTTGCAAGAATGGCAGGTGCCGTAAATGGTGCACGTGATGCAGGCAAGGATATTATCTGGGATCAGACCAGCACTACTCTTGCAAGTCGTACTCGCAAGTTCCGCATGTTGCCTGACTATTACGCAATTGCTATAGTGTTCCAAACACCGGATGAGCAAGAACACCAGCGCAGACTAAAAACACGCCCTGGAAAAGTCATTCCAGAACATGTGTTACATGACATGGTATGGAATTTTGAAATGCCAACTCTGGAAGAAGGATTTCATGAGATTTGGCATGTTTGAATACTGTTGACAAAGTATTCAGTTAAGTGTATAATACAACTATGAAAACATTCGTAACCAGCGATTTGCATTTTGGACATACCAACATCATGAGTTTTTGTTCAGTGTCACGTGCTCGGTTTCGCAATGATGTAAACTACATGAACGAGGCAATGATCAAGGAATGGAACGACTTGATTGCACCTGAAGATAAAGTTTACATACTCGGCGATGTGGCTTTCTTGCCTGCACAAAAAGCAGCAGAGTACATGAATCGTTGCAATGGCACAAAAATATTGATCGAAGGCAACCATGATCGCAAGATACTCAATGATCCCACTTTCCGAAGATGTTTCCTAGAAGTACACAAGTACCTAGACATCAACTATAATGGAACAAAGGTTGTGATGTTCCACTACCCCATTGCTGAGTGGGACCAAATGCACAGGGGTGCTGTTCACTTGCACGGTCACTTGCATGGTGGCGAGAGTGGAATGGAACAATTTCGATGTCGCGACATGGGCATGGATGCAACTGGAATGATTGCTATTACCATGGAGGATGCCATTGCCGATGCGATCAAAGGCAAAGTCAAAGGTCATCACTAAGATGGACAAAGCTTTGCTGTGCAAGGCCTATCATCAAGGCATGCGAGATGCAGTTGCATTGTACTCACACTGGCATGACAATGTGCAATATGTGGGCATTGTTGGTAAAACTCTAGAGCAGTCACTTAGTGACATTGACCAACAAGAACGTGATGTGTTAATTCAGCTGGACAGAGAGAAATAATGTATATTACCAACAAATTTAAATCTATCAAGTTACCGTATAGTCAAGACTTGTTGGAATGGTTATGGGGCAATTATCCCAAGTCAGAATATCATGTGGTTGAGATCAAGGAAGAATAAATGGAGAACCAAGATCTAGTATATCGTCTTCGTAAACGAGCTGAAATACGCAGACAAATTCCTGGCAGAAAATCTGTTGTTGAGGGCAAACCCGACAGAATTGCCGATCTGCTGGAGGAAGCTGCCGATGAGCTTGAAAAACTGCGCAATCTTGCTCAGAATACCTTGTGAAAAATCTATAAGTATTATTCTATATGGTTAAATAAATTACTGCATGGAAATCCTAATACTATTATGCCTGTTGCAAGTCAAGCACTACTATGCTGACTTTGTGATACAAACTTATGCCCAAACTGTGCGCAAGGGAATCTATCGTGATCTTTGTGGGATTAGCCACAGTCTAGACCATGTATGGACCAGCTTGGTTGTGCTACTGATATTCAGCCTGGTGCATCCTGTACCCGCTGGAACCATCTTGTTGGTCACTGTGATTGAGGGTGTGATACATTATCATATTGATTGGGCCAAGGTTCATTTTGGTATCAAGGATCAAACCAAACCTTTATTTTGGAATCAATTCGGCCTAGATCAACTAGCGCACCAACTTACATATCTTGGCCTGGCGGCTTGGATCTTGTTCTAGATTAAACTCTGCACAGAAGTTTTACATTAGTTTAAGTAAATATTAGTAATACTAGGAGTATACTAATAATGAAAAAAATCCTAATGGTTTTGTTACTGTGCCCGATTGTTGCTCACTCCGAGCTTGTTCATCAGTTTAAAAATCCGGCCTTTAGCGGAATTGGATTTAGCAGTCACGTATTGACCATTGATTCAATAGAAAAGTCACGACGTGATGCTATCGAAGCAGACAAAAAAGCCGCCATCGCCAAAGCCGAAGCCGACTTACTAAACACACCGTTGAATAGATTCATGAGTCTATTCCAAAGCCAAGTATATGCCCAACTGGCTACACAGTTAAGCAACAACTTATTTCAAAATCGTTGTGCAGCCGCAGATGGTTCAGCAATTCCCGGTTGTGTAAATCCCACTACAGGAACGTTTAAATTAGACAACAATACAGTAACCTGGGTCAAAGCCAATGACCGAGTTACATTAACAGTGGTAGATGCCAAGGGCACTGTGACCACTGTTACAGTTCCAATTGCTAGTTTTGGTTTTTAAGGAGAAAAAATGAAAACAATTAAATTATCCTTGATCGCTCTAGCAGTTGTAGCCTTGGCAGGTTGCTCAACAGTACGTCCTTGGGGAGATACGAAGATCAAAGAAGAAGCTCGTGTCAGCGAAACAATCAACAAAAGTTTTGCCAACATACCAGCACCGGCAGGTCCAGCAGTAACAGTGGCTGTATATGGTTTCAAAGATCTGACGGGACAACGTAAACCAAGTTCAACGTTGAGCTTGTTCTCAACAGCAGTTACACAAGGTGCTGAAGCATACTTGATGAAGAGTCTTCAAGAAGTCGGCAATCGTCAATGGTTCACAGTTGTTGAACGTGTTGGCCTAGACAACTTGTTAAAAGAACGTCAGATGATCAAACAGACACGTGAGATCTACGAAGGCGCAAATGCCAAGATGTTACCTCCACTACAAATGGCAGGTGTTATTCTAGAAGGTGGCATTATTGATTACAACAGCAATACCCTAACAGGTGGCACTGGAGCACGTTGGTTGGGTATCGGCGCACAAACTGCCTACACTCAAGACGTGGTTGTTATCAGCCTACGTTTGGTAAGTGTACAAACTGGGGAAGTATTAACCACTGTTACAGTGGAAAAGAACTTGCTCAGTACTGCTGATGGCACTACTGCGTTGAAATTTTTCAACCAGGCAACACGAGCATTTGAGTTTGACTCAAGTCAAACATTCAACGAGCCAGGCAACTACGCTCTACGTTCAGCAATTGAAACAGCAGTAATTGAATTGATTAACAAAGGTGAACGCACGGGCCTATGGAAATTCAAGGAGAAATCTAATGAGTTGGTTCAAAAGGAAACCCCACGTGAAGGAGCTGCCAAAGCTCCATCCACTCCACTACAGTCCGATATCGCAAAGCGTGATGAAGGAAGCAAAGAAAAAAGTGTCTGGTCCAGACTACAGTTCTGGAAATAATAACATCGGTAAAAAACCGGGAGAACAAAAATGAAAAAAACAATATTAGCAATTTTACTAGCAGTATCATTACCTGCAATGGCACAGACTGCGGTCACAGCACCAAGTGCGCCGGTGATTCCAAACATGGCTACAGTTAGTCCTAACGCAACAGCCGCACTGGCCATTGCCACAACTAACCGTATCTTTATTGACCAAAGCGGTGACAATCCCAACGTCAACATGACACAAGATGGTACAGGTAACAAAGCTGGATCTGGCGGCAGACCTGTGTACCTACGCGGCATTGATCAAAAAATCGTTACTCGCCAAATTGGTGTTAACAATGACATCAGTCTAGAAGCAGTCAATGATACAACAGGCTCTGGTAAAGGAGTTAATGTCACCATTCAACAGATTGGTGATAGCAATCGAGTTGATGCAGCCTGTGGATACGGCACAGCTTCAACAGGTGGAACAGCCCTAACAGGCTGTAATGCTGCTGACCTAAACTGGAAGTTCACCGGTAACAGCAATGATCTACAATTCCGTGGTACAGGTGCTGATCTAAAAAGTGCAGTTGATGTAACTGGTAACAGCAACCTTTTTCGAATTGATGCAATCGGTGACAAGCACAGTCAAACTATCAAAGTAGTTGGTGATACTAACACATTTGATATCAATCAACGTTCAACAGGTGCTACTGGTTCTAGCATCTGGGTTGATGTTGCAGGTAATAGCAACACATTTACAATGAGCCAGACTGGTACTATTGACAATGTTATCAATATCAAGAGCGTGTCTAATTCAGGCATGTTTAATATAACGCAGAAGAACTAAGGGGCAACAATGAGAGTTGCCTCTCTTATCGCGGGCTTACTAATAGCCAGTTCAGCATGGGCGGACATTGGCTCTGTTACAGAAGCCTCTGGCACTGCTATCATCAAACGCGGTAAAGATACAATTCAAATTGCAAAAGGCACAGAAATCAAAACCAATGACCGAGTTGAAACTAAAAACGGTCGAGTCAAGATTGTTTTTAAAGACGATACAAATGTCACTGTTACTGAGTCGAGTAGCCTTGTTATTGATGATTTTGTTTATGATCCCAAAAGCGGTGCCGGTAAGCTGGGACTCAAGGCAGCCGCAGGCACAGTTCGCTACGTATCAGGTAGCATTGCCAAAGATCCCAAAAACGTAAAAATCAACACACCCACAGCAGCCATTGCTGTTCGCGGTACTGACTTTGTCATGGCAGTAAGCGAAACAGGTGCCAGTATGATCATGCTGATGCCCACTTGCGAAATTGAACAAAACATCAACTTGAAAGGTCTTAGCTGTGGTAGCGGTGCTATCGATGTAGAAACACCAGCAGGCATAGTTAAACTAAACCGTCCTTATCAAGCCACTCTAGTTGAAACACTAAACGGCATGCCAAGCCCTGCTGTTATTGTAGCCCTTAATGGCATGGCCATTGGCAACAACTTGATGGTCAGTCCTCCACAAACAACTACCGGAGTAAATGTCATTGCCGCTGCTCGTGCCGCTGCCGTGGCTACAGGTGATGCTAAACGCTCTGATAATAGAGACAAGCGAGATGAAAAAGATGATGCCAAGGATCAAGAGAAGCAACAAGTAGCAGGCAAGCAAGAAGGTGGTGGTGGTAATAGATCTTACAAACAAGGTCGTAGTGCCAACGAAGATGACGAAGACACTGCTAAAGGAACCAAAGTTGGCGTTGATACTCCCGGAAATAAAGACGCTTTAGCCAATGCTGTGGCTTCTTTGAGCGACACTGATAATCCCTATGTTAAAAAACTATTCAAAGATCAAAGTGAAACACAACAAGTTGGATGGTTGTATGAGAGTCTAAGTCCTAATAGCCGAAACTATACCAACGTTATTATACCACTAGATACCAAAGTGCAAGTTATTGTCACACAAGATATGCAGACTACCAGTTACAACTTTGGCACAGGAAAAACTATAGGACAGATTGTTATCAATCAGAACTACAGATGATTAAAAATATTTTTTATTCAGCAAGACCAAAATACTGGGCATGGTTAATTGTTGCAGTATTTCTAATGAGTATTTCCAAATGCTCGCAGGCCGCAATTACAGACTTAAAACTTAGTACAGCACAGATATTTGATGTACAGTGGTATGTATCGGGAGGTACGTTATATGCCAGCGGGTTTAACTACATCTATGCATCTATAAATTATTCCACACAAACAGCCAGCGCGGCAAGATGGACGGCGGCGCAAACTGCTGATGCCGGTAGTAACGGAAGATATATTGGATTCTTTGCTAGCACAACCAATCCTGGGACATATGGCATGGCTGTGTTTAACAGTGATGGTACAAAATATAAAATAATCAACAATACAGGATCGTTCAGAGCATTAGCCAATGGCGCTATATTCTACAATGGAAATGGGATGTGGGGAACACTTATCACTACCGGACAAGGATACACCAACGGTAGCAGTGGTAGTTGGGCTGTAACACAAGAATATCCATCAAATGCACAATTACAAGCATATACACCACCTAGTTCAACGCCTTTGGCTGCTGGACAAACAGCATCCTCTGGAGGAGGTGGGGGTACTGCCGCACCCACCTGGCCAGAGAATAGTGACATAACTGCATCACAGATTACACAACGAAATGCTGCCAAAACAAGAGATAATAATCTTACAATAGGTAACAGCGTTTACATTGATCAAAAAATTGGTAGCAGTAGTAACTCTGTAACTGTTGAACAAACTGGTAACTATAACAAAATTGCAGGACTAGGTGGCACCAACTATGCTGTTATCAATGGTGACAGCAATACTATCAACATCAAGCAAGGCGACACATTGGGCAAGAACTTGATTGAATTTAACATCGCAGGCAATACAAACAATATCTCACTCTGGCAAGCACGTAATCCTACAACAGGCCTACAAGATGCTAGCGAGAGCGGCGGGCATTATATGGGTCTAAACATCAGCGGCAGTACCAACACATTGAGCCTAAAACAAGCCAACGATGGCGGCTCCACTAGTGGGCACTTTGCCTATGTTGATGTTACAGGAAATAACAACAACGGAACACTAAAACAAACAGGCAACGGCGAGAAAACATTCTTTGGTATTATTAACGGCAGTACCAACATATTTGATATCTCACAACAGGGTACAGGAAGTTTCCTTGATCTAAGTTTAACAGGTAACGGACATAATGTCAGTGCCAATCAAAAGGATGCTGGCAGTCACAAAGCCACAATTAATTTGACCAATGCAGGTGGTGCTAGTAATGTCACACTTGTTCAGCAGGGTGCCACAGCACAAAACATCAACATTACACAACAGTGTGCCACACTTTCGGGATGCAGTGTGAGTGTAACACAAGGACAATAACTATTCTTATGCTCAGTAAACTTGTTAAAATGTTTAAAGAGCCAGAACAAGGCACAGTCAAGCTCAGCTTCATAGCGTTAAACGAAAACGACGAGCCTTACGAAGACACGGCCACCATGCCCTACCATGACGAATACATTCAACGGGACATAGAAGCCAAGTTCAAAAATTTTATGCATTATCGCAAGCATAGAGTATTAGAAATTACCATACTGGAAGTAGTTAAAACTTCCGGGTGACTTCAAATTTATACCAGGTAAATATTATATGAAAAAAGTATTACTAAACCCATGGACTGCCTTGCTCACCTTGTTAATAGTGATGCTGGTACGTGCCTGGGATCCTACATTTGTTGAAAGCGTGAGACTACGCTACTTTGACCAATTGGTTACCAGCCAACCTGCCAAAGAAATACCAGTACACACAGTAAACATCGACGAAGCGGCATTGGACAAATATGGACAATTTCCATTCCCGCGAACAACCTATGCTGCCATCATTGAAGATCTTTACAAGCGCAATGCTGGATTGGTTGTGTTTAACGTGCTCATGCCCGAGTCTGACAGATTTGGTGGCGATGTTCAACTGAGCAAAGCTCTTGGACAATACGCCACTGTGTTGCCTCAAGTGGCTGGTTCCAAAAGTAAAAACACTACATTTGGATCAGCTGTTCAAGTTGTGGGTCAAGATGCACACGGCACGTTGGTAGAGTATCCTGGTATCATTGCCAACGTTCCCATGCTAGAAGAACGTGCAGCCGGTGTTGGAGTCGTTAATACATTCCCAGAGATTGACGGCGTTGTTCGACGTATGCCTTTGTTGATCATGAGCCAAGACACTATACATCCTAGTTTGGCATTGGAAACTTTGAGGCTGGCAGCAGGCGACACAAAGATACAAGTTAAAATCACAGACATGGGTGTAGAGGCACTTAGGGTTCCCAAGCTAAACAAAATCACAGTGGACCCGCTAAGCCGTGTTTGGATTGATTGGAGCCAGCGTCCCTCACAACATAGTCTGGCTGATTTGCCCAAGGACTTCAATGGCGAAATTGTCATTGTTGGTCTGAGTGCGGCAGGACTTGTAAACCCAATTGCAACCAGTCGAGGTGAAATTTGGCCACAAGAACTACAGGCTAGTTTGTTAGGCACAATGTTGAGTGGCACATCAATTCAACGTCCTGGATACGCCGATGAGCTAGAAATAGTCAGCATTGCATTGGCTGGCATTTTATTAATCTTTTTAATGAGGTGGACTTATGTGGGCATTGCGGCAACTGTGGTTACGATTGGCAGCGTCATTGCTGGCAGTATGTTTGCTTATAGCCATTACCTATTCTTATTCGATAGTGCTGCCTTTGCAGTTGGCATTGGCTTGGTCGCTTTGCATGCCTTTATGGTAAAGTTTGTGAGTGAGTTTTTGCAAAAGCAACAGATCAAGAAACAGTTCGGTAGTTACTTGAGTCCAGATCTTGTGGCCAAGTTGGTCAAGGATCCTAGTTTACTGGTTCTAGGCGGAACAGAACAAGACTTGACAATTCAGTTTAGCGATGTGCGTGGCTTTACTAGTATTAGTGAACACTATGGTAAAGATGTACAAGGTCTAACCAAAATCATGAATCGTTATATGACTGTGGTAACCAAAGTCATTCTTGAAAACGAAGGCACACTTGACAAATACATCGGTGATGCTACAATGTCATTTTGGAACGCACCGTTAGATAATACTAAACATGCGAAAGATTCTGTTAAGGCTGCACTGGAGATGTTGGATGCCGTTAAAATATTTAATGATGAAATTGCTGAAGAAGGCGTGCCTCCTTTTGGTCTTGGGATCGGTTGTAATACTGGGGTTGTTGTGGTTGGCAACATGGGCGGCGAACAAAGGTTTGATTACACCTGCCTTGGAGACGCTGTTAACTTGGCTAGTAGGCTCGAAGGACAAAGTAAAAATTACGGAGTTTTAATTGTGTTAGGCCCAGCCACTGCTGAACGATTGGGCACTGATTATTTCACAATTGAACTAGACTGTATTGCAGTCAAGGGCAAAAAAGAAGGTGTAACCATATACACAGTGTTCTACAATCCCACCGCTGAGGAAATGTCCAAATGGAATCATGCCAAAGAGATTCACGACTTGATGTTAGAATACTATCGTAAACAGCAGTGGGACAAGACTCTTGCCTTGATTGAAACCATCAAGGATGAATTTGACGGAAAAATGACCCATTACTACGAATTATGGGTTGAACGTATTGCAGAAATGCGTGTGGCCAACTTGCCCGGCGATTGGGACGGTGTGTTTAGAGCCACAAGCAAGTAAGACTCTGAGTTTGTTCAATATCAGTGTATGCTGGCAACAGTTCAGTTATAATCAATTTGATGATTAAATTTTTACTCACTATTGCCATGCTGGCCTGTCCCGCAGCCTTTGCAATGACTGCCAAAAGTTGGTTGGTAGCAGATAGTGATGGCCACGTACTTCACAGCAACAACAGTCAAGAATCTCGCAGTATTGCTAGCATCACCAAACTGATGACAGTCATGGTGATTTTGGACAAGCAACAAGATCTTGATGAACTGCTGGGAACATACACTCGTCGAGCACTGATCAAACTGGCATTAATAAAAAGTGACAATCAAGCAACGCAGGTACTGTGTGATAACTATGATGGTTTTCGCAATTCTTGTGTTAAGGAAATGAATCGCAAAGCTCAACAACTTGGTATGACCAGCACTAGATTCATTGACTCCACTGGCCTTAACATAATGAATATTAGCACTGCATCTGACCTGGTAAAGATGGTAATAGAATCATCTCGCTACCAAGAAATCATCAATGCTAGCAACATCAGGCAAACTAAAATTCACACTCGTGCAAAGTGGGTAGTGATCAATAACACCAACCCAATTGTTGACAAATACAATTTCTTAGTGAGTAAAACTGGTTACATCCGTGCCAGCGGCGGATGCATTGTCATGATGCTGGATACCAATGTTGGTCGACGAATTGTGGTATTACTGGGCAGCAAGAACACACATACACGCATTCCTGAAGCTGAATCTATTGCTAGGCAATTCTAACGTTTGCTAATTTCAATTTTTCAAATATCTTGAACCAAGCCCAACCTAGGTCAAATTCAAACCATCGTTGACTTAGTTTTGGATTTGCTGGCGCATGGTGGTGATTATTGTGCAATTCCTCACCACCAACAATGATTCCCCAGGGCACAATGTTATAACTGCGGTCCTTGGTGTTGCTATTCCGATAGCCGGCCCAGTGGCCAATTCCATTGATAAACCCAGCTGCCCAAAAAGGAATCCATAACATCTGTATCACCCAGATCAATAATCCCCACCAGGAAAAGCAAAGTAAATTTACACCCAATAACAAAGCAATTCCCAAGCGACTGTGCTTGGAATATACATTTCGTTCTACCCAATCATCTGGGGTGCCTGGCCCATAAGTGTTGACCATGTCTGTGTCTTTGCTGGCTTGGTGGTACAACCCTGCTCCTCGAAAAAACACCCGGCTAATGCCGTACACATGCGGGCTATGTGGATCACCCGGTTGTTCGGTAAATCTATGATGTTTACGATGAATGGCAACCCATTGCTTGGTGACCATGCCTGTGGTGAGCCATAGCCAGGCTCGCATAAAATGTTCTAGTACAGGGTGAAACACAATCCCTCTGTGTGCTTGGCCTCTGTGCAAAAATAAAGTAACACTTAAGATAGTAATGTGAGTTGTAATCAGTGTGTATATGACTTCGATCATTGGTCATTACCTGTGGCTTCCTTGGGTGCAATTTTTCTTTTGTTGGCTGAATTCTCTTCTTCTACTACTTTTTTGCGCCGAGTGTTGATCTCTTTATCAGCTTCAATGCGCTCTTGTTCAATGGTTTTGCCGCGCAGTTCCATAACTGTTTCTACTTTTTGATTCAACCTTATAAGGTCGTTGTCCAGCATACGAATACGATCAATAAGAGCAATAAGAGTTCCATTGGCTTGTCCTATAACTGGCTTGATCTCAGTGGTTACCCAGGTCCACACATAGTAAATGAAATATCCCATGCCAGCTGCGCTGATAATAGGGAATCCATATTTGTTAATTAATTCTGCTAAATTCATAGTAATATTTACCTACTGGTTGAACACTCATGAAATTCACAATTCGTAACCTTTTATAAATTTTACTAATGGATCAACCCTGACCAATTCAATTTGACCATCATGCTCCGTGACTTCAAAGTAGTCACCCTTGTGCCACTCAAGTTTTTTAAGTGTTATTTCTCGATCAAGTACAATTTTTTCTTTGGAAAGATCTAGGTCGTAGTCGTGGTATTTCATTAATCTTTCCTTTGATCTATTTGCTCTGCTCTGCTTATGCGATCATAGTCAGGCTGTAGCCCCAGTGCATGACTAACCTTGACGTCGATACGTTGCAATTGGTTGGTCATGGTATCAACTCTGCTGTCCAGTCCCTTGATGATTCCGCCCATGCCATTCACACTGCTAGTCACGCCTGCAAGAATAAACTTCAAGGTCAGGAACACAAAGTAGCCTGCACCGCATGCAGCCGCAATAGGAAAGCCAAGCTCGGCAACAATTTTTAAAAAGTCCATGTGTTTCCATTTCTATGTTGTGTTGTTGTATTTACATGATTCTGGCAAAATACCCCCTTGACCAAGAAAGCTTTTTGTTGTATAATACTTGAATGAATACCAATCAACTGGACTAAATAAAACATAAATTTAGTGGTTGACAGGCAATCATAAATAAACTATAATAGGTACATGATGAAAACAAATACTTTAACAAGATCCAAACCCATGTTGACACAGGCGACAACAGCCTGGTCACGCGGCTATGATCATGTGAATAGTATTCCAGGAGTACCGGGGTCTATTGAAGGATGGGATGATTAACTAAGTTAACATCTACAAATTCAAAGACCCTGGAATTAAAAACTCCAGGGTTTTTCACTTAGTGCTATTGGGAAACGAGGTCCCGCTAAAGCACTCAAAAAAACAAGCAAACGGGCGGACAGGACACATGAACTCTGTGGCGGTAACACAGACAGTAAGACTCCTGGGTAGGGTATTGACCCTATCATGTGGTGTGGAAACACACTACATTCTAAAATACACCAAGCTGATCTGGGTTGCAATACCGCAGATGGTGTGTTTTAGAATGTATGGGCTGTAAGTGTTGTTGGGGGCACGAGGGCTTTGCAAGCCTTAAGGAACGGTTCGATCCCGTTACGGTCCACCATATGTTAATGTATCCATAGTGTAATGGCAGCATCGCGGTCTCCAAAACCGTCAGTCTAGGTTCGAGTCCTAGTGGGTACGCCAATTTTTGCCCTTGTATCCTTAGTGGTAGAGGTCCTGTTTTGTAAGCAGGGTGTGGTGGTTCGATTCCATCCTGGGGCACCAATAGTTAATGGAAAGTAATGCAGCGGGGATGGTCCTGCGACTGGCCTTGAAAACCAGGTTCTCAGAAATGGGATGGGGTTCGACTCCTCTGCTTTCCGCCAAGATTGTTCGGGTATAGTGTAATGGTAACACTACAGACTTTGACTCTGTCATTCTAGGTTCGAGCCCTAGTACCCGTGC